TTTTCTTCTGCGGAGCTTCGCCAGCGATAACTGCTGGTAAGTACTTTTCAAAGTTACTACGTAACTTAGTTGTATGTACACTTTCAAGCAATTCTGTCATAATAGCCTTTTGGCTTGTGGCCAAAGGACCTACTAATTCATCAACAATTGCCTTACGTTCTACACTCTCTTTTAACATTTTAACTTCTGCTTCTTTGCTTTCTGAGATTAGGCGTGCTTCTGCTACAGCGTTTTTAGCAGCGGCAACTTCCAATTCTTTCATGTCTATGACTTTGAGCAATTTAGCTGTTTCTGATTTTTCGCTTAGATAGCTGTTCTGATATTCACTAGCATACGCTTCAAAAATCTTACGACCGAAGTCGTTACGACGTGCGCTTTCAATATCTTCTTTTAGCTGGCCAATCTCTTTGGTAAGAGTTTGTTCAACTGTATTTTCAACTAACTTAGCAGCACGTTTAATGAAATGTTCTTTCATTAACGCAAGAGCCTGACGGCCTTCGCGTACTAAACGTACCTTTGTTTCTGCGATATCTTTTTTATCTGTATGGAACTCAGCGATTTCTTGAGCTAAAGCTTCTACTACAAAACGTTCAAGAGTTTTAAACTTTTGAGCCATTTGTACTTGATCTTCGTGTAACTCACGGACTTCTGCTGCTAATTGGCGAGTAACAAACTCTTTCATTAGACCAGCATTTTGTCTCATTGCTACAGCATACTTGGCCTTTTGTTCGGCAAGTTGCTTACGATCTTCCACAAATTCTACGATTTCTTCTGCTAAACGATCATTAAGCATACGATCGATTGCTTCGACCATAACTTGTTTGTCATGTTCGTAGCGTTGAGCAAATTCTTCGCGTAGTTGTTGTGTTACTTGTGTGCGATTCTCATTGATTCTCGCATCCCAAGCTTTTTCAATATCAGCTTTGATCTCTTCAGAAATCACATTGTTTTCAAATAAAGTTTTTAGTGCTTCCAACATGTGATTCTCCTTTTTTATTGGAGTCCGCTTATTATTTTCAATAAGCTTTCTTTAAGATACTTCTGCGCCTTAGGATCATCCTGAACCTCTTTCGCTATGCGCAAGCTTCTATATCCGCCTTGATGATTCATCAAGTGTTCATAGATAGGTGTAGGATATGCCCCAGGAGCACTGGGTTGAGCCACCACATCGACTGTGATGATTTCAAAATCTTTTACGTGTCCGCTATTATCAACATCTCCGGATCCACGTGAAGAAACTCCCAACTTTACGCCGGATTCAAGCATAGTTTTCACTAGTTGACCCATTGGAGTTGGGAGTACTTTTAATTTACCATAACCGTCTGCGCCTTCCATCCACATATTTGTGACCATATGGCACACACGATCAAGGTTGATTCTTAGGTCGTCTGGATGATCTACTTCGCCTAGCACTGAATAGCCACCAGCAATTTGATCGTTCAGGGTTTTGACAGCCCTGGCAATCTCACTTGCAGGATAAACTCTCTGATTTTGATTCCGTTTATCGCCTTGAATGCAAATCCCTTTTAAGTAAAGGGACTTGCCGTTCATGCCTTCCTCGGACTCAACGACCATTTTTGCTTGGTCGAAACTCAGGATTTCACGAAGACTTTTCATCAATTATACCTTATTTTGCGCGACTCTTTACACCGTTAAGAGGGCTACCAGCACTCTTATCACCATCGTCGCCACCTTTTGGTGAGCTTACTTTCTTAAGGTGCTTAACGCCAGCTTTACCGCCTGGAACATTTACGTTACCTGCGTTATCTTCCTTTGTTGATGGATTTGCTAATCCACCTTTTGTACCACCTGAAGTGCTTTCGCCACCAGCTACGATATTAGCAGCAGTGCCGCCCATGTCGTTTTTGCCAGCAACCATACTCTTTGTGTTTGCGCCGTCGTCGCCCATTTTTGCGTTAGCAACTTTCTCAATGTATTCGCGCATGAAGCTTACATCATCTGCCATGCCCATCTTCATTGGTTCTTCGTCGCCCATGTCCATATCCATGTCATCACCGCCCATGTCCATATCCATGTCATCACCGCCCATGTCGTCGCCTTCGTCGCCCATCATTTTTTCAAATTCTGCACGTAAGTCGTCAATCGCATCTTCTAAATCAACCACACGATCTTCTAGATCGTCGCCGCCTTCTTCGTCGCCCATGTCCATGTCCATGTCGTCTTCGCCATCAGCAGAAATGTCATCTAGTTGATCATCAGCTGGATCGCCGCCGATGTCGTCGTCGCCTTCGCCGAACGCAAAGTTTTCGTCCATTTCTTCATCGTCGTCGTCTTCTTTGGCTTCATCCATTTCTTCTTCATCGTCGTCGTCTTTGGCTTCATCCATTTCTTCATCTTCTTCTTTGTCGTCTTCTTCAGACATTTCAAAGTCTTCGGCTAAGATGTTTTCATAGATTTGGCGAGATTTTTCCACAACGATTTGATGGAAAATTTCTTTAGCTGCGTCTTGGTCTTCATTTACAAGATGCTCGAGCATCTGCTCGAATTTTGATCGATCAGTCATTTTATCCTCCTATTAAGATTGTAAGGCTGTCAAATATTATTTACAGAGAAACCCAAAAACCTAATTCCTCATAAGTCATGTGTCTAAAGTTAGCATAGGGCCATTCTAAATTATAATACTTAGAGTCAACAACTCTATAAAATTTTATAGACTTGTTTTGTTTTATAACTTGCTCTGTTTGTTTTTCCCAATTACCGTGATATGTTGCAGGATCTGTGCTTCTTCTATAGTTAGCAGTGTCAGCATACACATTGTTCAATAAGCCCTGAGCTCCAGTATAATCAAATCCGAATATATAAATTTCACTCGGTCGATGTTTACAGGCAAAGTCTAGTGCTGTAGGTCCAGAACTCCATCCTAGACTAGGACTAAAGTATCTAAATCCGCTAAAATTTCTGTACTTTGCGTTAGGATTAGTCCACACTTCGTGCGTCTTGTGATAGCCACTTTTTTCTATTTCCACTATCATTTTTGGATCAACAGCAATCAGATAGTCAGGTTCAAACTCTCTGTACAGAGCATTACAGCCATACACTTTGCCGTATTTTCTTAGTTCGTGTGGGTTAATATTAAGGCGGCTGCGGCCATTTCCTAATACAAAACTACGCATTAAAATTTCCTTTTAATGGTAATTATGCCGCAGGCTGTGGAGGTGTTTTATACATGGCTTCAATGAATTCTAATTCTTTTTCTTGTTCAAGAATATGTGCTTCACTGGCCTTACGTAGTTCATTTATTTGACTTAATGTTAGTCTTGTTTTACGTGTATCACTTCTTTCTATAGTTGTAGAATCGTGTTGCGGCTGGTAGCGCATGTCATTGGCTATGGCACGTAAATCTTTATCAACGTAAAATAACTCGCGTAGTATCATAATAATATTTATGCGGGAGCGGCAGGCGCAGGCGCGGCTGGAGCAGCTGGAGCAGGAGGCATTCCACCTGCGGCCATGTCAGGTGGAGCAGCAGCGTCAGCATTAGCTGTCATGTCAGCACTAATACCTGCTTGACTTACACCAGCACCTCGAAGTTCTGCTACACTATCTGTTGGTGTTGGCTTGGCTTTGCCGTTCTCTTCTGCCCATAGACGTTCGTTTTCAGCGATTTCTTCGTCTGTTAGTCCTAGGAATCGTTTAAGAGCAAAACGTTTACTGATCGTCGGCACCTGACTCATAGTCTGATAAGTTGGCGCACGAGCAGTATCTAGTTCACTCTGTCTTGTGGCTGCGAAATTTTGTGGCGGTTCAAATTTTAAATCAAATAAACTAGTATCTATATTAACGCCACGCTCTTTTAGATACAATTTAAATTCTGTATCAAATATTTCTGTCATTAGATTTTGTAACCTAATACAGTAGTTGTTAAATCTTAATTCTTGAATATAAGCAGTACCCACTCTGCCATCGTTATATTGGCTTTGACTGTCGTCTGCTCCGGTAGGCAAATAGCTACTTGGAATTCTTAGGCCGCGGAATAACTTGTTTGTGAAATACTTTAAGTCATCAATTTCACCTAGGTTTGTTCCGCCTGGCAGTGTTTCTACTTTTGAACCTCTACCTTCTGCTGTTTGTGGGAAGAAATAGTCTTCGTTAATTGATAAAGGATTATAGGCTGAGTCAATAACATTAGTAGTGCCGCCAACAGCAGAAGGAATTCTTCTTTGATGTATTTCATTTTTTACCCTCTCTACAAAGCTCATGGCCAAGTGACTGGGCATATTACCTACATCAATATAAAAAATTCTACGCTCAGGAGCACGTTGGATACGATAGATAATAATAGCATCTTCTAGCAGTTCTTTCTGCTTGAATACCTTGAACACTGTTTCTAATAAACTGTTACCAAAAGGATAATTGTTATCTAATCCTTCGCTTAAACTGATGTGAACTACGTGTTTTGCGTCAACTGCTAGTTCGTTTTCGTTGTTTTGAAAACGTGTACCTGGACTGATAGGATAAGCACTGGCTTGTCCTCTAGCGGCAGCTCCGCCGGCAACATAAGCAGTGCCTCGATTGTTTGAATTAGTAGTGTTAGGATTAATAGTTGTTACTGTGAGATCTTGAAAATTAGGATTCAAATCTCTAATAACATATTGCTCTGGCTTCTTGCCTTCGCTTTCGTTGACAATAACCTTGGTAATCTTACCTGGATCAACATGAAACCATTTTTTATCTTCTGGGTCTCTGATAAAAAAAGCATCTCCGTATTTGAATACATTACGCACAATTCTAAAAATACGTGTGTCAAATTTTTGTATCTTACTCCATTGTTGTAAGTACTCTCGTAAAATTTGAATTTCACTGTTAGTGGCCTTTTGTTTATAATAAAAATGAAAAGGTGTTTGATTCTCTTTATTTTTCTGACTACAGAATTCGCTGAGAATATCCAAGGCAGCATTTACTTCGCTGTCCATGTCCATGGTATCATATTGTAAGTAACGATCAATACGATTAGGGGCACCAGTATATACATCTGGTAAAAAACTTGAATAGTTTGTACGAGCCGGGCCAGCACTACGTCCAGTCATACTCATAGGACTGTAGTTACTAGAATCCTTGTTTACCTGTACAGGAGTAAAATATTTCTTCCAACTCATTGATTAGCTCGCATAAACGTCTTTGCCATTGGCCTTAGTAGCCTTAATTTGTCGTTGTCCAAGATCTTTTTGGACGTCAATTAGCGTAGTGACCTTAGTATTTAATTGATTTAACGCCACAACTACGTCGTTAAGAGTTGATTCTTTACCTGTGGCAGCAGGAGGTTTAGCTGCGTCTGGTTTCTTTTCTTCTGGTTTAGCTGCTGTAGTAGCAGGTGGTGTGGCAGGTGCTGATGGTTGTGTAGTACTAGCAGCTTTCTTTTCTTCTTCTTTCTTTTTGATTTCAGTAGGAATCTCAGCAGCTCTTTCTTTAATTTGGCTAGTAATTGGCATGCCATACTGATCAAACTTTAAGCTTTTCATATCTACTTTGTCCCGATATGAAGAACTAATATTAGCGTTAACAGTCTCACCCATTTTCTTAAGATCAATGTTACCAGTCTTAGGTGCTCCTGCCATTATGGCTGCTCTTTTTTGTTCGTCTAAGTCGTTGCCGCTAGTCTTAGGAGCACCTGCCGAGATTGCTGATTTTTTTAGTTCATCTAACTTACTCAGCTGAGTAGTATCCATTACTCCTGATTTAGGTACAGCTTTCATAGCTCCTTCTAATGTATTCTGAACCAAGGAATTTATATCTTTTGGAGTCATTATGGCTTCCATGCCATGTAACATCATAGGAGTACCAGCACCAAAATTTTCTAGCATAGACCCTGTCATAGTAAGAGATCCTTGACTTCTGCTTCCTTTGGGCTGTGTTTCGGCTAACTGTTTTACTTTTTCTACAGCAGCTTCGGCTACTTTTTTAACTGCTGGAATAGTTTCATCTATAAGTTTATGTGTAGCTTTGTTGACGGCTCCTGCGCTTTGTAAGAATCCATCAGCTTCTTTAAATCCTGCATTACCTCCAATATCTATTTCAGATTTTGCTTTCTGTGCAACTGTGGCTTTTTCCATTCCTGGTCGATCTTTAATCATTCCGCCTAGTGTTCCGTCAGCTCTAAAAGCTGTATTAGCTAGACCTTCTAAGGCTTTGTTTACTTGTCCTTGTATAGGTTGAACAAATTTTTCATTCAATACACTTTGAACATCGCCTATTCTACCTGTGAGACCTGCTAAAGCTTTAGAAGTAGCATCAACTGGTTGAGCTGTACCTGTTGCGTCTTTGCGCATGCCAGCTTGCGCCATTTCTATTTCTTCCATAGCTTTTTTGGCAGCTGCAGCATATCCTTCCTTTGTTTTTAAGTCTATGTTGTTAGCAGCAGCAGTTTTTTCTATAGTTCGAACAAAATCAATTTGTTTAGAAGCACCTTCATTAAGAGTTTTACTATAAGTGCCGCCAGCATCGCCTAATGTCATTGCTTGTAACTTTGTGACATCATTCATATCTTTAGTGGCTGCTGCCATCAAATCGAGTCTATGTTTATTACCTTGTTCTTCTCTTTGAGCAGCAGTTAGCGTCCTGTCAGCAGCGGTGTCGGCCATCTTTTTAGCAGCATTGGCTTGATCTTTATTAATTGCTGCTTGGGTAGCAGCTTCTTTAGTCATGATTTGACCTGTGGCGAATATTTCTTTAAACATTTGCCCTTGGCCCAATACTTGTGCTTCGTGAAGTTGCTGTCTGGCATTTGCTTCAAATTTAGCAGCTTCCTCTGCACTCATACCTTGAGTTTTTAATCTTATAGCAGCTTCGAATTGCATGTCTGCTTGCTGCTTTTTCATCATTTCTGCTTGCTCTGCTCTACTTTTTCCTGTGAGTTTGCTCAAGGCGTCCATTTCATTTGCTAATTTCATCGCATTATTAGCAGCAACAGACTGCATTTCTTGATCGTCTTTGAATTTTCCTCTTAGTGTAACGCCTTGTAGTGCTAAAACTTCGTTAATATCTCTAGTAGTAAATCCCATAGCACGTAACTGATCAGTTGCTTTGGAATTATTGTCAAAGAAACTTTTACTGGCAGCAGCAAATCCTTCAGCACTATTAGTTAGGTTTGTTCCAAATCCTTTTAATATACCGTCCTTTTGAAAACTAAGAAATGATTCTTCCATTTCTTTAGTGCTCATTCTCATACCAACCGCAGCATTACTCATGGCAAACAAGTCACCGCTGAAGTTCATGCCTGCTTTAGACAAGTTTTGATACATGTCTGCGCTTTCTGCTACATTTTTCTTGAGAGCTTCAGCTGAGGTAAACATCACAGATCCGGCTTTTTTGATACCATCTATGGTCATATCAAGTTTGCTCTCGGTATCGCCGCCACCGCCGCCAGAACTGCTTCCGCGTTTACGGTCTCTTTTTAGCTCTTCGATCAGTGCGTCAAGTTTGGCATCAGTACTAGACATATTTTTTTTCCTAAAAAATGCGTATATAAATACATTTAATATATTTATCGGATGAAAAATGAGCAATACTAACCCGTTACAACAGTACTTTAGACAGCCTAAAATCTTTATTAGCTTACCTAGTAAAGGTTTATATTACGCTTCAGGTAGTTTCCAAGGAGACTATAACAATGTTCCAATCATGTCTATGACAGGCATGGATGAAATTTTAATGAAAACTCCAGACGCCCTGTTTAATGGAGAAGCTGCGTTTAAAGTTATCGAAAGTTGCTGCCCGTTTGTAAAAAATGCTAGGCAAATACCTAGCACAGACGTAGACACATTTTTAACTGCTATAAGAATTGCTACTTACGGCAATATACTAAACATAAGTCAAGATTGTAAACAATGTGGGGCTGAAAACGATTATGAATTCGATTTACAAAATACAGTTACATATTTTCAAAATCTTAGATTTATAAACGAAATAAAGATAGACGATACTCTTACTATTAGTATACGACCTCTAAGCTACGAGCAAATAAACTATTTTGGTTTAGAAAATTTTAAACTTCAAAAAACAGTAGCACAAGCTTATAATATCACTGACGAAGAAGAAAAAATTCGTATAACAGATCAAGTGTTTGCTGATTTAAGCGAACTACAATTAGCCTTATACTTGGCATCCATCGAACAAGTAAAGATTAATAATCAAATAGTTACAGATCAAGAACATATTTACGAGTGGTTAAAAAATATGGACCGTGATGTGTTTAATTTGATCAAGTCTAAACTCGAAGCTAATAAAAGCCAATGGGAAATTTCAGAACAACCTGTTAAATGCGGTCAATGTGAAGCGGACAATATTATCAAACCAATTTTGGATCAAACAAATTTTTTCGTTTAATCTTACTTCAACTCTCGGATTCTGATATTGCATCAGTTGTCGATAGATATGAAGCAGAAATTAAAGAATTAAAAGACGAATTTTTTAGATTAAGTTGGTACATGCGAGGTGGTGTTACTGCTGATCAAATGTTTTATCTGTATGGTTATGAAGATAGATCAATAATGAACAATATTATCAAAGAAAATATAGAACTGACTAAGAAGACAGGCACTAATTTCTTATAATTTTTATCGTGTTTTAATAAGCATCTTAACTTCTGAATCGTAATTGACTCCAGGTTTTAAAGGAATGGCATCAAAAGGATTAGGCTTGCCTGTGTCCCTGGCTTGTGTAATAGCATACTGTACTTTAGGAATTCTAAGTGTGGTTGGATCGTTAATTAAATAACCGTCTCGGTCTGTGACTGAAACTCCGCCAACACTGATCATCTTAGCATCTCGAGCAGCTCTTTCTTTTTCTTCTTTGTCTTTTAATTCTTTGTCAGGTTTTTGACTTCCACCACCAGGCTGTAGCTTATCTGATAGTGCTGGTAAGTTAATACCAAACTTAGCTGCTAATTCTCGTAATCCGTTATAGGCTATTCTTAATCCTGCTAGAACTTTGTCAGTAATCCAGCCTGTGACAGAGAACAACATCTGCACAGCCCATGCTTGTTGGAAGTCTTTGCCTTCTTTAGTAGTCTCTAACCAAGTGATAATAGCAGTTCTTCCTGCTATACCTCCAGGTCCTTTGCCAGCTACTAGATTCATTAAACGTGCGCCAGCATTTAATATACCCATGCTAGCTGCTACAGCGCCGCCGCCTGCTATACCTGTAGCTGTGCCTGTTTTCATTGCTGCGATTCCAGCCATAGCAGCTTTACCTGAAGCGAACTTAAAGAACGCTGGAGCAAACCCTGTGGATGTTACGATACCAATGGTGGCTTTGCCTAGTAATGTATTACGCTCTGAATCAAACTTAGCTTCAGCATCACTATATGTCATGTCAGCAAAACGATTAGGCATCTTTAAAGGAGTGTTGTTCTTAGTGCTATTAACCCAATCTTCCCATTCCTTTTCTAATACGCCAATATTAGTATAATAATCTTGAATGTAGTAAGCACTGCCGCCAATGTTAACTACCCAATTATACACACTGCCTATTTCTTTTAATTTCAAACCTGCTTTAAACTTAGATTTTGCTAGATTTTTAGCCAATTCAGATTTAGGATAATCTATTTTTGCCTGTTTAAGTCGTTGTCTGTAGTCTTGATTAAATTTAGCAGGCTTTTTCTTAGTCCATAAGTCACTGACTTTAGCATTAAGCCATTTACCGCCTTTGGTCAATGCTGCTCGCGTAAATTTATTTTTACGCATCAATTTTACTACAATAGGTCTACCTAATTTTGCTACTCCAGGAATAGCCAACAGCATCACATCGATGAAAAGATCATTCCATTCTTCTTCGCTGATTTTGCTAGGATCTTCGTTGTACTTGCCAATGAATTTAATCAAGTCAGCAAAACTCATAGCAGCCAATACCACACTGATAGCTGTTATAACTCCACCTACACTTAGTCCAGCTATAAGGGGAAGAGCTTCATCAAGACGTTCTTCCTCAATAGGATAATATTTTTCAGCGACAATTTCATATATTTTCATAACTTAGTATTTATTAGAGTTGAACTACGTTCAACTGCTCTTCGCTTGAGCTCGAGCATTTGCATAGATATAATTAGTGCGAAGCACTTAGATATTATCTAGATTGTTCAGTCACTCTTCGCCCGTTGCCAGGCGAAAAAAAGACATTATCTGAGTTGAACATTGTCACTTAGCGTTACAGCGTTACAGAGGCGGTCGTCCGGTACCTCGAGCTGCGTCTTCATACGACGGCGGCACACAAATATACGCTAACACACTTGTGTACGTGCAGGTTTTGCCTGCTCATTTTGCCTTTTATCCTTTTCAAACAACCAAATCGCAGGACTTACAAGCGATCTTCATCCAATTGGGTAGTGGTTGAGTACTCTTAACGGCAAGAGATTTCCGTCCCTGCGACCCGAGGTCCAGGTATAAGGGCGCACGAATTTAGCCTGCGCCAGCTGTTAACCGTTTAACTGTTTGCCTTTGATGTGTGAGCCATGGACACGAACACTGATCTGACCATTGTAATATTCGTCAGATTCTAGTACTCGCCGTGTGAATTGTTCTCTTGCCTCAATGTAACTGCACTCTGCTTTGCTTTTACAATAATAAAGTATCTCTCTGTGAAATTTTTCTGTGCCTAATTGTGTTACATCTTTGTTGAGTTCGTCGTTGGAGCCGTAGTATGTTTGCCAGTCGGAATCTATTTTTGACTTAATTCGTTTCTTTTTCTTTGTGCCGTTTTTTAATTTGACTACTCGATATGTGGTTTTTGAAAATTTTGCCAGTTTTTTGCCTATATACATGCGTCCGCTGACTGTATTAGTGATAAGATATACAAATCCAATACAGTCTTCAGGAAGTTCCGTTATCAGTTGATTCTGGTGGTGCCACGACATCAACTTGTTTAGTCTTTTTTAATTCTGCCTTGCGTCGATTTGATTCAAAGTACTTTGGACTGCTTTGACTGGGCTTTTGTTTCCTGATTTCTAATATTTCTGCCCGTCGTTGACGTGCCACAATTCGTATGTCTGCTAACAAATTGCGACACTTAATGCCAGCAACATGTGTTTGTTTATTTTCCCAATCTTGATTGTACTTAAAATACTCTCTAAATAGAGCCATTAACTGTTCATGTGTGTCCATTATTGTATAATATCTAAGTCTGTGCTGTAACTAGTGAAGCCATTTTCCTTAATTACTTTAAGAACATTGTTTACTCTACCAATTAATTCGTCTTTGTGACTGATCAAATAGATATTCTTATTACGTTCACGTGCCATTTTCTTTAATACACCCAGGGCATTTTCAACTCCGCTGGCATCTAAGCCGTTATCTATAAGTTCGTCTACAAATAACAAGTTTATGTTCTGGTATAAGCTTTCCCATACATCTCTAAATGCCCAGCTTAGTCCTAGTATCAGTCTGTTACGTTCACCTCTACTAAGATTATCAAAGTCTAAGTCTTGTCCCAACTGTGTGATCTCTACATTTAAGTCGTTTAGGAATGTAACTTGATGAGGCAACCCCATTTTGTCAAGGTAATATGTCAGTCTACTGTTCAAATAATTTAGATTTTGATCTATAATTTTCTTTCTTATAAAACTGTCTTTGTTAGTTAACAGTTTTAACAAGAATTCTTGATGATCTTTTAATAAGGATAACTCGTTTACAATATCCCAGTTTATTTCTTGTAGTGCTGTGTTCTGTAGTTCTTCTATTTGATCTGTATAAGGATCTGTTTCTTGTTGTCGTTTACCCAAGGCTTCTTCTAAGCTGTTTAGATTGTTCTGATGACGCAATGCTTCTTCTAAACTATCATAGAAAGTTTGAGGTCTGCCATTAATATCGCCAATGCTTTCTAGTTCTTCTATTATAGTAGCATAGCTATCACTGACTCCTTGTAAGAAAATATACGCATCATCTAGGTTCTTCTTGGCTACAGAACTCATTTCTTCGTGTTTATCTGTGTGAAGTCCTTGTTCGCAAGCAGGGCATTTGTTATCAGCAAGTTTATCCAACTCTTTCTTATATTTGTTAACTGTTTTGTCGGCCTGCATTACACTAGTTTCTAATGTAGCTTTTTGTTTGTTTAAATTCTTTATTTTTTCGCTTTGATCATTGTAGGTTTTTAACTTTGCGTGTTGTTCTAACTCTCGTTCAATATCAACAGACTGTAATTCTATAATCTTTTCAGCAAGTTTTAAACAGTCTGTTTCTCGTTGTGTAAACCACGCACTCTTTTTAACTTCTAAACTATCGATACTTTGCTGTATTTTTTCATTACTTTTCTTTGCTGCTTCGATATTAGCAGATTCCTGTTGTATTTGATCTCTAGTTAGTTTAACTTGTTCTTTTAATGTTTCTGCTTTCTCACTTAGAAGGGTAATTCCTAGTAGCTGTTCGATGATTTCTCGTTGATCATTGGCTCGCATACTTAAAAAAGGCTCTGTGTAAGTGTTCAAGGCAACAATGTGCTTGAACATATCGTGACTCATACCTAATAGTTCAGCTAGATCCTTTTGTGTTTCTCTAACATCCCCTTGACTATCATCGATTTCGGAATCTTCTTGGACGACATCGTTAACATAAAATTTTAAAACATTAGGTTTTCGTCCTCTTTCTATACGGTAATTTGCCCCGTCTCTTTCAAAAGATAACGTGACCAACATGTTTTTATTGTTGATCTTGTTAATCAGATTATCTTTTTTAATATTAGTCAATGCTTGACCAAATAGTCCATAACTTAAAGCATTTACTATTGTAGTTTTGCCCGTACCGTTGCGACTTCCGCTGTCGTCGCCACCCATGTCTAGATTTTCTCCTAGTACAAGTGTTAACTGTTCTCGTTCAAAATCTACTGCTTGAGTTTGGTTACCCACACTCATAAAGTTTTTTACTGTTAGTGTTTTTAATCTGATCATAAGTTATTGTATATTGAAAGTAAAACCTTTTTATCATAAGTATCGCTGTCTATGTTGACTAATTGATTAGTTACGATTTGATCTACACTTTCAAAGTCTTGTATTTCAATTGTGCTGGTAATCTCTGTTTCTTTTTTTTCTGGAATTAGGGTAAGTTCTCTAATAGGATAATCCCCCATAAATTTTTCTTTAATAAAATTTGCTTCCTCGTAACTGATATCAATGTCTAAGCTGACTCTGAGATGTGCCTTAGGTAGTATAATACTATCAGCACGATCAATCAACTCGCTTAACTTAGCTGTTCTATATGTAGGTTGATCGGGCCAAGTATGATATTCTGGTTTCTTACCCCATTCTAAAATCATCATTCCTCGGTCATTGTCCCAGTTATCGGAATAATTGTGTGGAAAACAATTACCAATATAAACCATATTGCCTTTTTGTTGACGTTTATGAAAGTGACCGCTAAAGCCAAGCTCGTAATTTGCGAAATGATTTAGTTGTATTTCTCCATGATCCGGCATCTGTACCATGGCATTCATGTAAAAACTAGGTAATTCAAAATGCCCAAACACATACTGTCCGCTTTGTTTGGCAATGCTTTTCCATTCGTCACCGATTAGCCAAGGACATAGTGTGACTTCGTCTATAGTAATAGGATGATGTACTACAGTGACACCTGGAATGTATTTTCCAAACTCTACACTATGGATATCCCGTTTATCTTTGTAATAAAGATCGTGATTACCAGGGAAAAAATAAAATTGATCAAAAGCTTTACCCAATTTTTCAAGGGCTCTAAGGCTATAATCCATCGTAGTGATATTAAGGCTGTTGCGATTGTGATGCCAATCACCGAGAAAAATTCCAGTATCACACCCTTCCTCCTTTGCTTTAGTAATATACCAGTCTACAAAATCTTCACAGTCTTGATTATGAACACCGCTGTTAGATTTAAGACCAAAGTGTATGTCTGTTAAACAAGCTACTTTTTTAAAAAGGCCCATAAATGTCCTTACCTATAATTTTTTGTATGTCTGTCATCATCGAATCCTCCATTTGACAAATCCAATTGTCTTGTTCAGTCATTCTAGTAAAAAGTAACTTTAGAAAATGTCCTTCAGGTAGCTTTACTGTAACGTATTTGATCATTCGTCGTAACCTTCATTCCTTTTTAAGGCAGCAGAATACTCTCCTTGCCCAGTTCTACTATAACTAGGATTCATTCCGTTTATTTCCAAGAGATCATCTCTAATAACTTGGTTACGCTTTTCAATGTTGATGATTCTAACAAAACTATTAGTAACAGCAGCAGTAAAATAAGCAAACGGATTATCTGATTTTGATTCATCGAATTGTAGTCCTATCTGTGTTAGTTGTAAAATAGCCTGTCCCCGCATTTCGTCGTTGTATGTGTATCCTCTAACATTACCTCTAGTTGCGTATCTTTCACACAATTTAATATACATGCGAGCAAGCGTGTTAGTAATTTGCCCATGATCCTTGTTGAATTTGCCTTTTTCTAAGCCACCTTTCCAATGGCTTTTCCCTACACATACAAGCACATCGTTTTCATCAAACTTCCAATGTTGGAAAGGCGGAAAATTTACCTTATCTCTACCATCAGCAATAGTTTTAGGATTCTTTTTTCGTGTAGTATTTGTAGGAATATGATCAAAGGTCATAATCCTGAAAACTAAATCTGTTTTAGGAATCTTTTTATAATCAATTTCGCACTCTGCTAGTTTCACTTTCTCGCCAGATGATTTACGTTCTTCGTAAATTTTTTGACTTAGGCGTTTAGCTTGTGCTCGTTTAGCTTCGGCTATGGTTCGAATATTAATTTTATCTACATTAGGTAAAATTAGGTCATACCTATGATATTCTGGTTTGGTAAACGAACAGTATGTATTTTTGGATTTGTGTATTTCTTCTAATAAGTCTTTGTTGTTTAAGTAATTAACTTTCATGTAATGATCCTTGTTGTAATATTGTAAACTACGCACTTTATTTTGTCAACTAAATAATGAATAAAGGAAACCAAAATGGCAAATTTGTTTGATACATTGAAAAACGGTGCGACCACAGTAGTTAAAAATCTTAATGGACCAGGATCTGGTGCTAACAATCTAGGTTCTGCTCTAGGCACTGCCGGAAGCTTATCAGGCATTTTAAATGGGCTATCTGATCCTAATAAATTACTGTCAAGTCTACGAAGTTTTAACCTTCCATTGGGAGGTAACACATTCAAACCTATGGGTAGTACAGGTGTAACTTGGGCAGGCACAGCAGCAGATAAAGATTGGCGTGTAAGACTTAGTTTACCCAATATTAGTTCTTTTAAAAGTAGTTACGTTCTGAAACCATTAGTTGCCGCAGGAGGTATGATATTTCCATATACTCCTGGCATCAGTATTTCTCATAATGCTGGTTACGATGAACAATCGATAACACATAACAATTACCAGTTCATCACTTATCAAAATAGTAAAGTTGATAGGATCTCTATCAACGCACCTTTTTTTGTAGAAGATGCTGTACAGGCACAATACTGGCTAGCTGCTGTTCATTACTTTAGATCAATGACCAAAATGTTTTCCGGAGCAGGCAATGGCGCAGAACAAGGCAATCCTCCTCCGATAGTGTATTTAAACGGTTACGGAGATTTTGTTTTTAAAAATATTCCTGTTGTGGTTAGTAGTTTTCAAGTCGAGCTAAGTGCTGATACAAATTATATTTCAACCAGTATGAGTAAAGATGTTTCAAGACCGGCTGGCTCTCCAGCTGCCGCACCTGTAGCACAGTCTGGAGGTTGGTTAAGTCTAGCTGGCGCAGCCTTACAAGCAGGCGGTCTTCAAAATGCTGGAGCATTTATCAGCGGATTAGATAATAAAAATAAAAGTGGCTCACCAGGACAACAGCAACAAATACAAGCTATGAACGGTGATAGTCATGTACCAGTGAAAAGCACATTTCAAATTTCTCTTCAGCCTATATATAGTAGGCAAGCTATTAGAGAATTTAATTTACAAAGCTTTGTTCAAGGAGCTTATGTAAACAATCAAATAGGATATAATTAATGGCTGTTTATAAACCTTCCAGTCCTTGGAAAGAAACTCCAATCGAAAACAATTATCTTACCGTGCTTAGGATACGTCCAGTAAGCGCAGAGCCTGATGATTTTTTATACACTATTGAACCTCAATACACTTATCGACCTGATTTGTTAGCCTACGATTTGTATGGTGATACAAAATTGTGGTGGGTATTCATTCAGAGAAATTTAGACGTATTACAAGATCCTGTTTATGATTTTGTAGCAGGTACAAAAATTTATATTCCCAAGGGCGATAGTTTAAAAACTGTGTTAGGATTGTAAAATGACAAATTTTGTTAAAGAACTTAAACAAGGAGCAACCACTGCCTCTGAAAAAATATCTAAAACTGTTTCAGACATAATGACAAAAAATGGAGGATCTGCTACAGGTCCTGCATTAGATCAATTAAAAAAAGCAGTCATAGGAGGAATTCCTACTTTTGATCCTGCCAGTTTGGGTATACCGGGATTAGACGCAGTAGAGAAAAGGCCAACTAGGACCTATTATTTTAAAATCTGCTAACGGAGCCCCAGCAGAAAAATTAATTCAAACAGCGTACGGTGCTTATAATTTCTATATGGATAATTTTAAGATGACCACGATAATGGGGCTTAATGAAACAACAGGAGTTACTAATGCTACCACTGTTTCTTTTTCTGTTATCGAACCATACAGTATGGGATTATTCTTTCAGGCTTTACAGATAGGAGCATACCAAGCAGGTCATGCCAATTATACTCAAGTGCCATTATTACTAACTTTAGAATGGAAAGGCTGGACTGATTTAAACAAAGAAGTGCCATTAGTGATAAGACAGATTCCTATCAAATTAAGAGAATTAGGAATGCAGGTAACTGGTAAAGGGTGTACGTATACTGTAGATGGATATCCTTGGAACGAACAGGCTTTATCAAAAACATATAATGAAGTAAAAACAGACATCGGCATAGAGTGCGACAAAGGCGGTCCTTACACTATACAAAATTTACTGCAAAGAGGCCAAAATAGTTTACAAGCAGTTTTGAATCGCAGATTACAAGAAGCAAAAAAAGGCGGCCGCGTCGATGTTCCAGATGAAATGTTGATAGTGTTCCCTACAGATTTAACATCTGATCCTAGTAGCACATCCCTTACAGGCAATGAACTAAACGAACGTGGCGCTACATCGTCCCCTAGCTCAGCAGGAGCTTCTGCTTTTTATAATAAATTAGGAGTCACTGCCGGCGCGAACTCTACAAAAGTTCAAGGAGTAGATAATGGTACAGTTAATCTTATTGGACAAGCTCTTTTAGGGTTCAACGAAAAAATAAAAGGAGAATCTCCATTTGCCAAAGATGCAGACAGTTACGATAAAGAAAAAGGCATTGTAAAAATTGGATCAATTGAAATTGATTTGAATAACTCTAAGTTTCATTTTACTCAAGGTGCGTTAATTAGTGATATTATTGTTCAAGTTATATTAAACAGTGATTATGGTAGAAATGCGTTGAATCAAGCACAGCTTACTCCAGATGGACAGATAGTGTGGTTCAGAGTCGAAACTCAAGTTTATAATATTCCACAAGAGGATGGTAAAACAGGCACTAAACCAAAATGTATAGTATTCAGAGTAGTGCCTTATAAAGTTGACAGTTCAAGATTTATGCCTGTTAATTCTAAAAAACCAGGATTAGATAAATTAAAAACTCAAGCTTTAAAACAATATGATTATATCTATACAGGAAAAAATACTGAAATTTTAAATTTTAATATTGATTTCCAAGCAGGATTTTATACAGCTATGTTTGCCGATAAAGGACAAAATTCTGAAGGCGAACGTATTAAAGAAAACACAGGTCAAGCAGCAGAGGAAGACAATAGAATTAGAACTCCAGGCAGCGCAAACAGCGGAGGAGTTGGAATTTTCCTACCAACAGTGAGAGGCACTTCGGCAGGATTACCTCAAAATCCAACACAGATCAGGTATGACAAAACAGAATCAAAAACAGCCAAACAAGGCGGAGCATCTGCTTTTGATGATCCGGCCACAGTTGTAGCAAGGCAGTTCCAAGATGTTATAACTAATCAAGCTGATATGATTAATTTAGAGCTTGAAATTTTAGGAGACCCTTACTATATTACTGATAGTGGTATGGGAAATTATAGTGCTAAGGAAGTTCAGGGCTATGATAACATTACTGGAGATGGATCTGTAAATTATCAAAATGGCGAAGTTGTTGTAGCAGTTAATTTTAGAACTCCTATAGATATAGATTTACAAAAAGGAATGTATTCTTTTGGAGATACTAGACCAGTAGCACAATTCAGCGGACTGTTTAGAGTGATAAGCGTTGACAATACTATCAATACAAATAAATTTACACAAGTGTTGCAGCTGGTAAGATTGCCTGGTCAAGAAGAAAAACTAGAGGAGAAATCTGCTGTATCAATAGCTAACAATGAAAGTAGTGGGTACACGGCTCAGTCACAAGCTCAAAGAAGTCCTGCTGCTCAATCGGTTAATAATTCAAGTAGTAGCTATTATGGTAGTACTACTAATCAAACAAACAATATTAATACTTCACCACCAAATCCTGGATTACCGGGAATAGTAAACACCGGAGGAAGATTCGCATAATGGCTATTGAAACAAGACCGCAGTCAGGCAGTACACCCGTTGATCCGGGTCCGTTTTTAGCAAAAGTTGTTAGCCATTTAGACCCTACTTATATGGGTTGTTTGGAAGTTCAAGTTATGCGTGAAGTAGGAGGCGATGTTAACAGTGATGGACAGTTGACCACTGTGAAATATCTTAACCCTTTTTATGGAGTAACTGGCGCGGAGCATGTTACTGACACAGACGATTATAATAATACACAAAAAAGTTATGGAATGTGGTTTGTTCCTCCCGACCCAGGCAGCTTAGTTGTAGTAATTTTTATTGGAGGTGATCCTCGTAAAGGTTACTGGATTGGTTGTGTACAAGACGAAGGCATGAATTTTATGGTGCCAGGTATTGCTGCCACAGAGTATGTAGTAAGTGACACTAAAACAGATGATAGCGAGCGTGTTCCAGTAGCAGAATATAATAAAGTAGCTAATCAAAATACACAAGATCCTACAAAGCGCACAAAGCCACAGCACCCTATTACAGAATTTTTAATTAAACAAGGTTTAATACTTGACGACACACGAGGCATTACAACTAGTTCAGCTAGGCGTGAAGTACCAAGTGCTGTATTTGGAATTAGCACACCTGGACCAGTAGATAAAAACGGAAAAAGAGGTAAAATAGGCAAAGCCGAACACTTAGTCGATGGTGCGTTTGTAAGCAGACTAGGCGGCTCTACTTTTGTCATGGACGATGGCAATGACAAATTCATACGTAAAACTCCTGCTAGCGATGGCCCACCAGAATATAGTAATTTGCTCAACGGCGAGACAGACGGCGACAATACTATTCCGCACAATGAATGTATTAGATTTAGAACACGTACCGGCCATCAAATTTTGTTACACAACTCTGAAGACTTGATGTACATTGGAAATAGTAAAGGAACTGCGTGGATAGAGTTAACTAGCGATGGCAAGATTGACATTTTTGCCGAGGATAGTATTAGTGTACACACTAAGCAAGATCTTAACTTTTTTGCTGACAGAGACATAAATTTAGAATGTGTGAGAAATATGAATATCAAAGTCGGTAGTGAATTACATACTCACGTAATGATGGATCAAATTTTAATTGTAGACGGCAAGCAAAAAATTCATGTAAAACAGGAAGTAGATAAAACTTATGAACTGTCATATAAACATCATGTGAAAAAAGATGTTGAAAAACTATATGATGAAAATCATAAAGTAACAGTACTTAAAGATACAGATTTTAATACCACAGGCCATAATTGGTTTACGGCAGGAAAAACCACTGAAATCAAGAGCGGTGGTAATCATATTGAAACGGCAGCACTGATACACATGAACGGTCCTTCTGCTTCCGAAGCAGCTAAGGCAGCAGAAGCAGAACTTCCTCAGAGATTGAAACTTCATACGTTACCTGATCAAGACGAACTGCCGTTAGTACCTTCTATTATGCGTCGAATTATCACACATGAGCCTTATCCACATCACGAAAACCTCGACCCTCTTAAAGTTAAACCTGAGCAAACTGATAGAGATATTGAAGGCAGATATGAAGATACTGACGAAGAACAGCTTAAAGATCAAGCAGAATTTTCAGTAACTATGCTTACACCTGCTAGCAGTTGGAAAACGTATAGTGCTGCTGTGGACCCATTTAGAAAGCTTCAGAGTGACTAATAAATAATACTATGAGTTCAAGTTCACGTCTTTATGATAAAATTGTTCTGAGGGGAGACCTAACAGGACAACAAATACCTGGCACTAAAACTTACAAAGGTTTTAGCACTATTAGTCCTGACGCTAACAGTTTTGCTTTGTATGATTTGCCTTTGATTAAGCAGGATATTTTAAATCATTTTCATATAAGACAGGGCGAACGTTTAGAAAATCCAGAATTCGGAACTATTATCTGGGATTGTTTATTCGAACCTTTAACAGAAGAAGTGAAATCACTTATTCAACAAAATGTAGAATCGATCGTGAACTACGATCCACGAGTAATTCCCGATCAAATAGTTGTTACTAGTTACGAAAGCGGCATTCAAATTGAATGTAGACTAACATATCTTCCATACAATATCAGCGAAACACTTCAACTTAGATTCGATCAAGCTAACTCCATTTATTAATTAACTACGCACATTTCAAAATACGCTAAATATTGTATAATTGGGAATAGCGTATGTCAGCAACTGATAGACAAAATAGATTACTAGTAGCCGAAGACTGGAAAAGAATTTACCAGACTTTCCGTAACGCAGACTTTCAAAGCTATGATTTTGAAAATCTTCGTAGGGTGATGATTAATTACATCAGAGAAAATTATCCAGAAGATTTTAATGATTATATTGAAAGTTCTGAGTACCTTGCTCTCATCGACTTGATAGCTTTTCTAGGTCAAAGCATTAGTTTCCGTACAGATCTTAATGCTAGAGATAACTTCTTAGAACTAGCCGAACGTAGAGAAAGTGTACTGCGTCTTGCTAGATTATTAAGTTACAATCCAAAAAGAAACATTACCGGATCAGGACTATTAAAATTTAGTAGCGTAAGTACTACTCAAACAGTTATAGACTCTAATGGCCGCAATCTTTCCGGACAAAATATTTTATGGAACGATCCAGCAAATGCTAACTGGTATGATCAATTCATTAAAGTAGTAAATGCTGCGCTGCCAGCTAGTAGACAGTTTGGTAATCCAGACGACAAAAATACTATCTACGGCATTCCTACCGAACAATACAGATTCCAAAGTGCTAATACAGATGCTCCAGTTTATACATTTCAAAAAGCAGTCGATGGTAGAACTATGCCTTTTGAAATTGTGTCTACAATTTTTAGAAATTCGCAAGACATTTACGAAGAGCCGCCTGCTGTAGGTAATAGATTGGCCTTTATTTTTAGAAATGATGGCAAGGGCAATGCTAGTGTTAATACAGGATTTTTTCTACATTTTAGACAGGGAATTTTAAGTCAAGGAACGTTTGATATTACACAGCCCAGTACTAGTGAAAGTATTGATATTGATGCTGTTAATATTAATAATTCAGATATCTGGTTATACAGATTAGATCAAAACGGATTAGAAACAGAATATTGGCAACAGGTTCCAAGTTTAGAAGGCAACAATATCATCTATAACAGTCTTAAAAAATCTATTAAAAACATTTACAGTGTGATTACTAGAGCAGGCGACAGAGTGAGTTTATTATTCAGCGATGGAACATTTGGTAATATACCAAGAGGAACCTTTAGGGTTTACTATAGAACAAGTACAGGGATAAGCTATACAATTAATCCACGAGATATTAGAAATATCAGTATTGCTATTCCTTATATTAGTAATAACGCACAAGTAGAAACTCTAACTATTAATTTAAGTTTACAATCTAGTGTTGATAATAGTTCAGAAGCAGAAAGTAACGATAGTATTAAATCAAGAGCTCCATCTACTTATTATACACAAAATAGAATGATTACTGCTGAAGATTACAACATCAGTCCTCTCAGTGTTAACCAACAAGTTATTAAGATTAAAGCAGTTAATAGAAGTGCCAGCGGTATTAGTAGATATTTTGATTTAGTAGATCCTACTGGAAAATATAGTAAGACTAATTTGTTTGCTGACGACGGAATTCTTTATAAAGAAGAATTCACAGATAGTTTTAAATTCAATTATCAAAATAGAACAGATATTGAAGCAGTAATTTACAATCAAGTTATTGAAGCACTTAAATCTGCTACTCTTAGAGATTTTTATTATAGTAACTTTACTACCGTTGTAACTGATTCTTTATCTGTAGCATGGTATCGAAGAACAGTGGACACTAATCTATGTACAGGTTATATTAGTGATATTAGAGATTCTAGTATTGCTTATGACACTGATCCAACTCCTTATAAATTAGGAACTTTTACTAGTACTGCTCTTAGATTTATGACACCAGGTGCCTTGGTAGAATTTAGACCCCCTGAAGGATTTTATTTTGATAAAGCAGATGACAATAAACTTGTTCGAGGCACAGCCACAGTAAAAGATTCAGTGACCAGTTTGTGGTGTAAAGTAGTTGGTGTATCCGGTGACGGCACCGCAGGCGGTGACGGTATTTTTGCCGACGGCACAGGGCCACTCAGCTTTAATGACATCGTACCACAGGGTGCTATAATCTATCAAATTATTCCTGCTTGGAGAACAACTTTAGATAATAGCACAGTATCTACAATGATAGACTTAATTTTTGCTAATAAGCCTTTTGGGTTACGATACGATACACAAAGTCGAACATGGAAGATTGTGTTTGAAGTTAACTTGAGTATCAATAGCAGATTTAGTCTAGGTAAGCAAGGCGACAACAGTAATCAACAATTAGATGCTAGTTGGCTGTTATTGTTTACTACTGATACTGAATTTTATACTGTAAAATCTAGACTTTTACGTTATATTTTTGAAAGTGCTAATCAAGTTAGATTCTATTTTGATGCTAGCGATAAAATTTACGACACACGAAATAATACCACAGTTAAGGACAAAATTAGAATTTTAAATATCAATACTCAGCCTGATAACACTATTCCTTTTACCATAGATAGAGACTGGGAAGTAAGTGAAGAATTTAAAGGTCTTGACGGTTATGTTGATACTAAAAAGATACAAGTTACTTTTAGTGACACTGATGACGACGGTGTAGTAGATAATCCGACTATATTTGAAGATCTAGTTGCTCCTAATGTTGCCCCTTCTAATAAAAAAATTGTGTTAGAAAAATATGAAATATCAACAGGACAAGAAGATTATCGTTGGATGAATAATAATCAAACAGTTATTTTCACATCATCTTTAGATTCTTTTCAAAACCTAGGAATAATTCCAGATGGCCAATATGTATATGCTGAAGATGCGGATGCGGTTTTTAAATTTAGTCTAGCAAGTGCTACTTTTGAGTTGTCTACTGATTATAAAGTTTATGTAGGACGCTCTGGATTTAAATTTCAGTACATTCATAATGCTGATTATGAATCAAGAATTGATCCAGGAATTACAAATTTAATAGACATTTATGTGCTCACTAAACAATACGATCAAAATTTTAGACAATGGCTTAATGGTTCGTTAGACACTGAACCATTGCCTCCAAGTCAGGACACATTGTTTAGTTTAATGAGTACAGAGTTGAATAAAATAAAGTCAATCAGTGATGAGATAGTGTATCATCCAGTAAAGTACAAAATTCTATTTGGAGAAAAAGCTACTCAAGATGTACAGGCAACATTTAAAATTGTTAAAAATTCAGAATTAGTAATTAGTGACAATGATATTAAATCAAGTGCTGTATCTGCTATCAACGAATTCTTCAGTTTAGAAAACTGGGAATTTGGAGAAACTTTTTATTTTACAGAATTAGCTACCTATGTAATGAATAGACTAGCACCATATGCTGTAAACTTTGTTATTGTTCCTAAGCAAACAGGTCTTTCTTTCGGAGCATTGTACGAAATTAAATGCGAAAAAGATCAAATTTTTGTAAACGGTGCTACCGTAAATGATTTAGAAGTTATCACAGCTATCACAGCAAGTAAGTTAAAAGCAAGTGGGGCTATTATAGCAAGTCGCACAGCAACAGGACAACAAATTATAACTAGCGCAGGAATTGAAGACTAATGGCAAATAACGATCAAGAAGAATCTGGACTACCAATTGGCGGCAATGAGCCAAGAAAAACTGCTAATCTACTACCTAGATTTTATAGAACATCCAGTAATAAAAAATTTTTACAAGCCACGTTAGATCAACTAACACAGCCTGGAAAAGTTAAAAAATTAAATGGGTTTATTGGAAGACAAAATGCCAAAGCAGCCAAGTCTGACGACATTTATATCGCTGCCACTGATAAAAATAGACAAGATTATCAGTTAGAACCTGCTGCGGTAATACAAGATAAATTTGAAAATGTTACCTTTTATAAAGACTATAATGATTTTATTAATCAAGTAAATGTGTTCGGAGGTGATGTTAAGAATCACGAAAGACTGAATAAACAAGAGTCTTATAGTTGGAATCCTCACGTTGATTGGGACAAGTTTGTTAATTTCCAAAATTATTATTGGTTAGCCTACGGTCCTGACGTTATTAAAGTATTCGGGCAACAGCTAGAAATTGAAAGCACATACACTGTTGATCTAGTTGACGAAGACGATAATTATGCGTTTTTATTCAGTCCAAACGGTTTAACAAGAAATCCAATCTTAAGATTATTCAGAGGGCAAACTTATAACTTTACTGTTAACAGCCCTGGTAATCCATTTAGTTTTAAGTTATCAAGAACAGGCAGCGACTTAGATAGATACACCAAAGGAGTCAGCGCATTTGCTGTTGAAGAAGGTGTTATAACTTTTAAAGTTAGAAAAGATGCTCCTGATTTATTATACTATGTAAACGAAAAAGATCCTACTGCTGGCGGTGTTATACAAATATTAGACATTGAAGAAAATACTTTTTTAGATTTACAAAAAGATATTTTAGGAAAAAAAGATTATACTTTAACATCGGGAATTAAGTTATCCAATGGCATGAAACTTAATTTTGAAGGCAATGTAAGTCCTGCTGAATATAAGGAAGGTAATTGGTATGTAGACGGAGTAGGTACAGGTATTACACTTATTCCTGAATCAGCATTGGAAATTATCAGTACCTATACTGAAGAATCTGAATTACTGTTTGATGATACGGCATTTGATAAAGATCCGTTTAGCGTTGCTAGTGCGTATCCACGAGACAATGATTATATTGTCATGGCAAGAGGATCTAAAGATAGAAATCCTTGGAGTAGATATAATCGCTGGTTCCATGGGGATGTTATCAAAGTATCAGCAGAAGCTAATGGAAAAATTCCAGACACTGATCAAAGTCTAAGAGCAACTCGTCCTATTATAGAATTTGAAGCAAATTTAAAACTTTATAATTTTGGACATGTGGCTAAAAAAGATATTGATTTAATAGATACATTTACTACAGATGTTTTTTCTACTATAGAAGGCACCGCAGGATATAATGTAGACGGTATTGATTTGGCTCCCAATATGCGAGTTTTATTTACAGCAGATAAGGATAGACTAGTAAAAGATAAAATTTTTAAAGTGAATTTTGTCACAATTACTATACCGCAACGTCAAATTGAATTTGTTACAGATTCAACAGTAAATCCAAATACAGACATTATAACTTTTGCTTCTGATCATTTTTTAAGCACAGGATCACAAGTCACATATCTGAATAATGGAAATGACAGTATCAATGGATTAACCAATAGACAGCAGTATTATGTGTTTGTAGTCAGTGCTACACAGATTAAATTGTTTACTGATAGTAAATTAACAAAGCAAGTGGATTTACTATCAAGAGGCACAGGAATCCATAAGTTTGAAGTTTTTTCAGGTCGTAGACGACAAATTAACTTAGTAGAAGAGCCAGATGCCGCACCTCTTCATTATGAAACTGTATTAGTTAAACTAGGCAATACTTATAAAGGTAAGATGTATTGGTACAATGGTGCCGATTGGAAACTAGCTCAGACTAAAACAACAGTTAATCAGCCAATTCATTTTGACATATTTGATGTTGACGGTAACAGCTACGGCGATAACAGTGTGTATGATGGTTCCACTTTCAACGGTAATAAAATTTTTAGTTATAAAACAGGAACCGGCGCAAATGATAAGGTATTAGGGTTTCCTTTAAGTTACAAAAATATTAATAATGTTGGGGATATTGTTTTTACCTTTGATTTACTACAGGGATCTTTCAACTATAAAACTTTGACATCTTTACAATCTAAACGCACAGATATTGGATTCGTGAGAAAATTTTCTGGCTTAGACACATGGACTTATGAAAATGGATGGAAGAAGTCTGAAATTCTAAATCTACAACCAGTAGTAAGAGTTTTTAAAGAATCAGGATTAATAAACGATTTTCCTATAGATGTATATGACAATACTGACGATCTAGCAGATCTGGAAGTAAGAGTATATGTAAACGAACGCAGATTAAATCGCGAAGAATATACCTTAGAAAGAGGTGTAGTAAGATTTATAGTTGTACTAGACAATGATGTTGCCTTGACTGATATTGTTACCTTAAGATGTTTTGCCAAACAGCCAAAAAATGAAAATGGTTATTATGAATTACCTATTTCTTTACAAAATAATCCGTTAAACAAAAACTTAGAAAGTTTTACCTTAGGTGAAGTTGTTGATCATGTAAATTCTATTGTTGATAATATCACGGACTTTAAAGGAGTATTTCCAGGTAACGGTAATTTAAGAGATTTAGGAAACCTTACTGCGTATGGATCAAGAGTAGTTCAGCACAGTAGCCCATTAAACTTGCCTCTTTATCATTTAACCAAAGCTGACATAAATGTAGTCAAATCAATTATACAAGCACAAGAAGACTATGCTACCTTTAAGAGAACTTTCTTAATTACATCTGGAACTACCGGTGTGGAAATGGACGCTCGTAGGCATGTTGATTTGATTCTTGAAACTATGTTAAAGGACAAGCCTAAAACATCCACTTATTATCTTTCTGATATGTTTGGATATGCTGGCAGTACTAGATTAGAGTATCTTGTCGAAGACGGAAGATTCCAAAGAATATTTTCTATTTCAAGATCATTTAGTCTAAGTTCTTTAAGCAACAAAGCAGTTTACGTTTATAGAAATGGCGAGCAATTAATTGAAGGGCAGGATTATGTATTCGGCAACGACGATGTATTTTTTAATATTATCGGCGAATTGAATGATGATGACATAATTGAAGTTTATGAATATGAGAGCACAGACGGAAGTTTTTGCCCACCAACACCTACTAAATTAGGATTATATCCTAAATTTAAACCTAGAATATATGTTGACGACACTTACTTAGAGCCAAGAACAGTTATACAAGGTCACGATGGTAGTATTACATTAGCCTATGGCGATTACAGAGATGATCTGTTGTTAGAATTAGAACTAAGAATTTATAATAATTGTAAACAAGCATACGATCCAAGTATGTTTGACATCTACGATTATATTCCTGGATATAGTAGAAAAACTGCTTACACTAAAGAAGAATTTGAACGTGTACTCAGTCCTAGCTTTTTTCAATGGACTAACAATATAAATCAAGATTTTACTAAGCAGACCTACTGGGATAGAGAAGAACCTTTTACATTTAACTATAGAGGAAATTATTATCCAGACGGCACAGATAGTCAGGCCTTTTGGAGAGGAATTTATGCGTGGTTGTTTGACACAGATAGGCCACACACTAATCCATGGGAGTGTTTAGGATTTAGTATTGAACCTTCATGGTGGCAAGAAGTTTACGGACCTGCTCCTTATACTAAAGACAACCAATTATTATGGGAAGATCTTTCACAAGGTATTATTAGAGAGCCAGGTTTACCTCCAAGATATCATTCAAAATTTGCTAGACCTTTGATAATAAATCCTCCAGTAGATGAGTTAGGTAACTTAATTAATCCTTTAGACACTAACTATGTGTCAGGACCAATAAAATCTACTGCTGAAGGTTTTTATGCTTTCGGAGACAGAAGTCCGGTTGAATCAGCTTGGCGTAGAAGCAGTTATTATCCCTTCGCAATAATTAAAACAATATTACTACTTTGTCCTAACACTGTAATGTCAGTGTGCTTTGATAGAAGTAGACAGATTAGAAATAAAACTAATCAAATAGTCTATCAACCAACCGGCTTAAGAATTAAGTTATCGGACATAGTATTACCGTCTACTGTAAACAGCACTAGCAGAGTCTTTTCATCTGGGTTGATTAATTATATTGTTGATTATGCTACTTCAGATATAACATTTAAAATTGACGAATATAAAGAAGATTTACAATTATTAACTAATAAAATTTCTTATAGACTAGGCGGATTTACTAGTAAAAATAAATTTAATATTTTATTAGACAGTAAAAATCCTACAAGTTCAGGCGGCGTTTTTGTTCCTGATGACAATTTTAACGTATTCTTAAATGTATCTAGTCCTGTTAAAAAACTAGCATACAGTGGTGTAATTGTCAGTAAGTTTTCAGACGGCTACGAACTCAGAGGATACAATGTTGATGAACCTTTCTTTACTTACTATTCATTTAGACAAAATGATAGAACTATAAGAATTGGAGGAATATCAGAAAGTTATATTGAATGGGATACTAATAAAACTTATGTAGCAGGTAAAATTGTTTCTAACGGCAATGTGTATTACAGAGTTAAAACTACACATCAATCTGGCGACGTGTTCGATGAAAATCTATATGCTAGGTTGCCAGGTCTTCCAATGATTGGTGGAACCGAAGCTATCTTAAGAAAGAGCTGGGATAAAAATCAAGAATTATATCTTGCTTATGGAACTCGATTGACTACAATTCAAGAAGTAGTTGATTTTCTACAAGGATACGGAGCCTATCTAGAAGAACAAGGTTTCGTCTTCGATCAATATAATCCACAAATAAAAGCAGTTGCTAATTGGGAAAACAGTGTTAACGAATTCCTATTCTGGACTACACAAAGTTGGGGAGAAGGTTCTGCTATTTCGTTAAGCCCCGCAGCTACTAAGCTGATAATTTCTAGCGAAAAGTCAGTAGTTGATGATATTAGAAATACTTTTTACGGATATAAAATTTTTAGAGTAGACGGGCAATTATTGCCTGCTGATTTTACTAGTACATTTAGAGAAGATACAACTTTTACTCTAGTTCCTGAAAATACTGCTCACGGAATTTATGGTGGTATTTTTTATCTAGTACAAAAAGAACATGTATTATTGTTAGATAATACTACATTGTTTAATGATGTAATCTATGATCAGGAACCTGGGTATAGACAAGAACGTGTTAAGGTTATAGGCTATGTGACCACAGACTGGAATGGTGGGTTTGATATTCCTGGATTTATATTCGATCAAGCTATTATACAAGATTACGAGCCTTGGACAGATTATAATCTAGGCGATATTGTCAAATACAAAGAATATTATTATAGTGCTAAAAAATTTGTAGTAGGAGCAGAGTCATTTTCTTCAGATGAATGGACATTGCTAAGAGAAAAACCAACTCCAACATTATTACCTAATTGGGACTACAGGGCAGAACAATTTACAGATTTTTACGATTTAGATACTGATAACTTTGATAGCGAGCAGCAGAGAATGGCGCAGCACTTGATTGGTTATCAAAATCGTCAATATCTTGAGAATATTATTAAAGACGATGTCAGCCAGTATAAATTTTATCAAGGCATGATTATAGAAAAAGGCACGCAGAATGTTCTTAATAAGTTGTTTGATGTATTAAGTGCTGACAATCAAGAAAGTCTAACATTTAATGAAGAATGGGCTGTACGTGTTGGAGAGTACGGAGCAAGTAATGTATTTGATGAAGTTGAATTTAAATTAGACGAATCATCATTCAAATTAAATCCACAACCTATACAGTTGGTAAATGAAATATCTACAAATACTGATTTAATTTATCGTATACGTACAGGAGAAGTATATGTAAAGCCAGTGGGTTATAATAATAATCCATGGCCCACTGCTAATGTAAAGAAAACATTAAGATCCCCTGGATATGTAAGATATGAAGATGTAAAACTAAACGTAAACACTCTTGATGATGCTATCGTTAATGATATTGATACATTCGAAGAAGGCGATTATGTCTGGGCTGCTTTTGAAAATAGAGACTGGAATGTATATAGATTTACTAAGAATACTTTTACAGTCGAAGACGTTGAGTATGCTGACGGAAAATTAACAATACAGTGTAATCAGTTTCCAAGTATGGTAGTGGGCGAAATTATCGGAATAACACACGCTGATAAGATAAGCGGTTTTTATAAAATAGACAGTATTGATGCTAGAAAAATCACAATTAACACTATAATTAAAGACTGGAAGCCTCCGTTTACAGACAGTAGTCAGATATTAACATATAAATTTATTTCTAGTAGAGTTGATTCTATTGATAATGCTAATGAAAGTTTGCCTCCTTACATAAAAAATAAAGAACTTTTATGGGCAGATGTTGGTAGTAGAAATTTATCTTACAATGGTCAAGTTCCTTATACTGTATATTCTAATGAAAAGGTATTTTTAAGAACAGCTTTAGAAAACACTACACCTGGAACAGAATTACAATTTGGAACTAAAGTATCTATATCAAAGAATGGAAAATACTTAGCTTCATCTACCGCAGCAAATGAAGTTTATATTTTTGAAAAAGCCCCAGGAACTGATATATGGTTACAACAACAGTATATAACTCCTAATCTAAACTTAGCTAGTACAGTAAACTTAAACTTCGGAGCAGAAACTGCTTTTAGCTCTGACGGTAAATGGTTAGCTATTGCTGCTCCTACAGCATCTAGTATTAAAACAAACTGGAAAGGAGATTTTAATGCTAGTAGTTCTTACGCATTCGGGGACATGGTACAGATTCGAAACACACATTTTAGTGCTAGAATAAGTTATGCGGGAGATGGATCGAGTATAGACAGATTCAGCCAAGATTGGGCACCAGCATATCTTGTTACCACAGAAGAATCTAAAACAGCAAATTCTAATGTAAATCAGGGGTATGTGAATTTATACATAAGAACCCCTGGCGGGCAATATAATCTATTCCATTCATTTGTAAGTCCAAATCCTACTACAGGCGAAAAGTTTGGATCAAAGATGACCTTTGCTAAAAACGGCAGTGAGTATGTGCTGGCTATCACTAGTTCTGGTTACAATGAAAACTAATGCCAGCGGCTGGCAGCTATTAGACAATATTAATATTCTAGGATATTTTCCTCAGGAAGTTGTATCTAATGCTGTGGATAGAACTCCTATTGTCATTACAAATATTTTACCAAATACACCAGCTGCGTTGCCTGGGAAAAAAATTACACGAGCCACAGTATATTATGCCGCCCAAGGTACCGCTCCTTTTGTAGCAGGCCAGTTTGTAGAAATTAGAGCAGTTGTACCGTTTGATTATAACGGAGATTGGTTAGTAATTAGTAGCACTACGACACAAACTGTTATTGAATGTACCTTACTGGATAAACTACCAGGAACAAGTATTACCCATCCGAAATATATTTTTGTTTCAGGTGGTGTAATTACTTCAGCTATAATTTCACCAACTAAAGAACAAAATGTAGAATCTGTTCTGGCTGGGGATCTATTCGGATACGACATGAAAATGTCCGGCGACGGAAGCAAATTAGTAATTAGTGCTCCGAACGCAGATCAAAACACATACACGAATTACAAAGGCACATTTAGATCAACAGAAAAGTATGACCTAAATGATGTAGTGTATTATCCTGGAGGTGTCGACCCAGCGGGGTATTATAGGTATAATGTTACTTTTGATAGTTCAGTGGCAGGATCGTTTGATAGTACACAATGGACTTTAATATCTAATACTATAAACAAGAATACAGGAAAAATATTTACTTACGAGTATGATGGCGATGCTTATGTATTAATTGATACACTGGGTGCTCAAAATCTTAATTTAGAATTAGAAGAAAGATTTGGAGAAAGTCTTAGTATATCAGACTCTGGAAGTCACTTAGCAGTTGGTTCTTCTTTATATACTGGTAAGTTTTCTAATCAAGGTGCTGTAAAAATATTTGAAGCATATTCTGGCTCTTGGTCTTTATATCAAAATTTAACCAGTGCTATACCGGGAACTAATCATAAATTTGGACATTATGTAGAGTTTATGAATGATGCTGATACTTTAGTTGTATACAGTCCAAACGCTGATATAAAAAATGAAACTACTTTTGATAATTCTACTACTGGATTTGATAATAGTACATTAAGAATTATTGATTTACAAGTGTTAACTGGGCGTGTTGATATTTTTGACAAATATAATACTAACTATATTTTTGGAGAAAGTCTAACCACAGCATCTTACAATGATACTACAGATGGATACGGAACCAGTATATCTGTAGGTTCAAACAACCTAGCAGTATCTGCTCCTAGAGAAGAAGATCAAATCTATAAAGATTCAGGAATAATTTATACCTATAGAAAGCCATCAGGTAAAACTAGCTGGACTACCTTACATTATGAACGTGCTAGACCAAATGTGTATCAAATTAAAAAAGCATTTTTATATAATCGTAGAGAAAACATCTTAATAAAATATCTTGATATTGTAGATCCTATCCAAGGAAAAATTCCTGGACCAGCTGATCAAGAAATTAAATTTAAAACATACTTTGATCCAGCTACTTATTCAGTAGGAGATACTAGAGTAAATGTCGATGATGGTATGGCATGGACTAATATCAATGTTGGAACATTGTGGTGGGATTTAACCAACGCTAAGTTCTTGGAAAATCAAGGCGGCGAGATTATATTTAGATCTACTACATGGAACACATTGTATGAAACAGCCAGCGTTGACATTTACGAGTGGACTGAAAGTAAATTATTACCTTCAGAAAGAGACAAAATTGCGGACACTGAAAAAGGTTTAATTTCAGGTATTAGCGGTAAATCTAAGTATGGAGATAGTGTTTATAGTATAAAGAAAAAGTATGACACTATAAGCAAGACATTTACTAACACCTATTACTATTGGGTAAAAAACAGCACTATTGTTCCTAACAAAGAAGGTAGAATTTTACCAGCAGAATCTATTTCAAGATTAATTTCTGATCCAAAGAGTTACGGGTATCCATGTTTAGCACTACTAGGACCTGATAGCTTTAGTTTAGTAAACTGCGATAGCTACTTAAAAGATAAAGATATTGTATTAAGTGTTCAATATTGGATCACTGACAACAAAGAAGGTAATGCTCACACACAGTGGAAAATCATAAGTGAAAATATTAACACAGTTATTCCTTATGAAATAGAGCAAAAATGGTTAGACAGTTTGTTAGGTAAAGACAAAAATGGTCGCACCGTACCAGATCTCAGATTACCAGTAAAACAACGTTTTGGTATTGAAAACAGACCAAGACAAAGTATGTTCTTGAATAGAATAGAAGCTCTTAAACAGTTTATTGAACGTACAAATACTGTACTAAAAGATAATTTAATTGTTGACGAATTTGATTTAACACCTTTGGCTAGATTTGAAGAAAAACCCAGTGCTGTAACTGGATTATGGGACGTTACAATCGATACAGATCCAGAATTAAGATTTGTAGGTACTAGTCAATTATCGCAAATTGCGTTATCTCCTGTGATTGAAAATGGTAAAATTATTGACGTGGAAGTAATTAGTCCCGGTAAAGGCTATGTAAATTCTCCTCCAGTTCGTATAACTGGTAAAGGCACAGGAGCGGAAATTAAGATTATTCTTTCTGATACTGGATCTGTACAGACAGTTGAAATTTTATCACAAGGCATTGGATATAAAAACGACACTGTATTAACAGTTCGTCCTTTTAGTGTGTTAGTCTTAAGCGATAGCGAAAGTTATGATAAGTGGACAATTTATCACTATAATAGATTAGACAGGTCGTGGAGTAAAGCCAGAACACAAACTTTTGATGTGACTAAATTCTGGAATTATATTGATTGGTATTCATCTAATTATAATCAGTTTACTAAAGTAAATCATATTGTAGAAAATACCTACGAGTTGGCTTCATTAGAATCTAATATAGGCAGTATTGTAAAAGTTAAGAATGTAGGATCTGGCGGGTGGTTATTGCTTGAGAAATACAGTAATGTTGTAACCATTGATTATACACAAAATTATAGAGTGGTTGGAAGACAGAATGGAACTATTAAATTCTTAGATTTACTATATAACTTTAAAAACCAATCTTTAGGATTTGATGGACCTCTTTACGATTCTGACCAGTACGACACTGTGCCTACAACAGAATTATCTATAATCTTAGATACAATTAAGACAAAGATATTAGTAGATAATTTAAGAGTAGAATATCTAAAACTATTCTTTGCCAGCGTAAGATATGCTTTATATGAACAGCCTTTCTTAGATTGGGCTATGAAGACTAGCTTTGTAAAAGCCACTCATAATGCCGGCGAATTGAAACAAAAAATTACTTTTAACAGTGATAATTTAGAAGATTTTGAAAATTATGTTAAAGAAGTAAAACCATTCAGAACAAAGGTTAGAGAATATGTCAGTGCTTATACTAGAGTAGAAAATGCTCCACTGTCAGTAACAGACTTTGATTTGCCGCCAATTATCGACGATGATTTTAAAATTCTTCCTTTGAGTGCTGTACTTAGTGAAAATTATTCTATAGGATCTTCGTATGCTCAACTACTTGATTATCCTTGGAGACATTGGTATGATAATGCCAGTTACAGTGTAGAAACACTGGAACTTGTAGACGGTGGTACAGGGTATGTTGAACCTCCTGTAGTTAAAATAATAGACGATTATGGTATAGTAACTTCTACTAACGAGTTAAAATCTAATTTTGATGGTCCTAATAGTTTTTGGATTTTAGAAGAAGGCACTATGAAGATTGTGGCTACCGGCTTGCCGTACCACAGTTACGGTAATCAAGAAGCTGAACACGTAGCCACAGATCAAGGGTATAGTCAAATTTTACCTTTAAGAGGCGGCACGTATACAGCTGGCGGACACGCTGATATTCCAGAAGGTATCATAGGATATTGGTTAAATGGAGTAGCAGTATATAATCCTAGTGCTGAAAATCTTGCTCCTCAAGGTTTAGAATCTATAACAGATTACAATTATAATGCTGCTTATGCTAGTACTCAAGTATTAGAATACACATTTAATCAGGATCAAACAGGAGGCATAGCAGATCAAGACGGACGATATTCTTATAGAGATTTTAGTTTTAGAAGTGCTTGGTTATCTGGTATCGGTAACGATTTAGGAGATATCGATAGAATAGACACATCTGAAATTCCTTATCTAAGATCCGGCCTCGAACATGCTGACGGACACAGTAAAATATTAGGGTTTGCTTTAGATGGTTACCCAATATATGGACCTAACGGTTACAGTTTAGCTACAGATCCTACAAGCGGAATTTCTAGAATGACTTCTAGTTATGATTTAAAAGTTCCATCTTATAGAACAGGTGTGATAGCAGATTTACAAACATATCCTATGGGCATGTTTATACAAGACTATACATACACAGGTAACGGAACCTTAGACAAACACAACGGAAGATATTGTATTACTCCTGATTATCCTAACGGAACTTATGCTTATTTTGTTACTACAACAAATGCTGGAACTCCAGTTTATCCTTATGTAGTTGGACCAACTTTCTTTGGAGATGCTGCTCCTCAAGATCGTAATGATGCTAGCAATGGAAAAGGAACACCTCCAAGAACTTATAGTATCTTTAACAGTAAAGCTATTCAAGCTACAGCTAAGGCTTATATTACTAATGGTAAAGTTACCAGAATCACATTAATTACTGCTGGTTCTGGTTATTTAAAAGCTCCTAGGGTAGAGTTTGATGGCGGGTTAGACACTAATATTATTCATAGGCCTGCTCAAGCAGTGGCCATGTTAAAGAGTAATGTGGTTAGATCTAATAAAATAGTAATTAAGTTTGATAGAATAACCAGAAATTATGTTGTTACTGAGTTGTCGCAAACAGAAACATTTACAGGAACAGGTAGTAGAAAACAATTTGCGTTAAGATTTAGTCCAGTGCTAACTGTTGGTAATACTATAGTCAAAATAAATGGCAATGAAATTCTAAGAGATGATTACGCATTGTCTGTTAAGAAAACCACAGTAAAAGGATTTACAAGTTATTACGGTGTCCTTACTTTCGAAAATGCTCCTGTTGTTAATAGTAGTATAGAAATCACTTACGATAAGAATTTTGAACATTTATCTGCTGCTGATAGAATTAATTTCTATTACAATCCGCAAACTGGCCAATTAGGTAAAGACCTAGCACAGTTAATGACAGGTATTGATTATGGCGGCGTAATCGTCAGCGGATTAGGATTAAGTCTAGGCGGCGGTTGGGATAGTCAACCTTGGTTTAACGACGGCTGGGATTCTTATGACGTAGGATTTACTGATTACATCGTTACTGTGAGCGATAGTACTTACGTATATGATTTACCTTATACTCCTGCTATAGGAGAACAAATTAACGTCTATGTAAATGGTGTAAGAATTGATGACGAGTATTTTGACAGTTACAATGGTGTAACAGTACAACCTAACGGTAGAACTAGTGCTCCTGAAGGTAGGGCAATGCAGACTTGGACAGGTGACGGATTAAGTAAAACCATAGAATTACCAAATCTGACCAGTGCTGTACCAGTCGATATTAATACTGGCGACAAAGTAATTTTCCGTAAGAGTACTAGTGATGGTAGTATTAACCCAGATCCAAAGAGTTTTGATACTCAACTACAAGGCGGAAATTTAAGTTATACAACTGCCACAGGATTTGCTCCTGATGATATTTTAGTAGAAGGTGGTGGTAGATTTATTACTCCTGAAACTAGTCATGCTCCAGAAGAAATAGTGCCTGGACATATTACTGACACACTGAATATTAAGGTATTCAGAGTACCTCGTTCAGGTTCATCTACGATTGTAAGTAAAAATTACATTTGTGACGGTGTAACTACTGAATTCAGTATCGGACAATTTCCTAACAATACAGCAGGAGTGTTTGTTAACTTAGATAATGTTATTTTACAATTAGACACAGACTATACTATTGACTGGCAATCAAAGACAGTGAATATGATTGTAGCACCAGCAGATAAGAAAATTATTAATATTTCTAGTTTTGGTGCCGCTAGCGAAAATATTTTAGATTCAAATTATTTTATTGCTGACGGTAGCACTTCAGATTATATTACAAATGCTCCTTGGCCACAATTATACTCAGACGATGACTTCCAACAAAGTATAGATCGTTTAGGATCTGTAGTTCTTGTTAATAATCAAGCAGTAGAGTATGAACTGTTTAGAACAGACGAGTCATACGAAACTACTGGATTTGTGGGAATAAGATTCCCACAGCCTCCTGATTATGATGCTATCATTAATTATATTATGACAGGAGATGCTAACACTAGTATATCAATTGTCAATTCTGTTACTTTAGACATTGATGGTTCTACTTCTAGTTATAGTTTAGACAGTGTTCCTTTAGACATGTCTAAGCCGTATGAAAACTACATGCTAGTAACTAACAATGGAGACTTATTACGTCCTATGGATTCAATCTATTGGACATTAAAAGATAATGAATATCTATACACTATACCTACTTATAAAGTACTACCATTTACTTTAGACCCAAGCACTATCAAAGTCTATATTAATGGAGAACAGTTAAGTTCGTTGGATTATACTTTAAACAATGTGAACTTAACTATTGAAATTCGAGACTTTGTTTATGTAGAAAGCGGTATATTAACACTGGTAAGATTTGAAGATAGTGATTATACAATCAGTGGAAACAACATTATATTTGATACAGCACCATCTGGAAATGTAGAAGTTACTACTTTCTTTAATCATTCTGTTCAAAACATTATAAGAACCAAAGAATTTTTTAATATTACTTCCGCTTTAGTTCCTGGCAGTATTTCATACTATCAGTATCAGAGTATGCGAGGAGGTTCTTTAAGATTGTTTAGAACTACACAAGCAGACGATTATGTATGGATAGCCAAGAATAGAAAGTTATTAGTTCATAGTATAGATTACTATCTAGATGATGATTATAGAACCGTTAAATTCAAAGATGCTTTTGAAGAAACTGATGTGATTGACGTAATTCTATTTGGTGATAAAAATGTAACCAATGGATTTGGATTCATGCAGTTTAAGGATATGCTGAACAGAACTCATTACAAGAGAATCAGCAAAGACAAGAGCACACGACTAGCAAAAGATTTAAAACAAAAGGATCTTACCATAGAAGTAGAAAATGGTGCTGTATTAACTGAGCCTAATCGTACACTAAATCTTCCAGGTATTATTGAAATTAATGGAGAACGTATCGAGTATTTGACTAAAACTGGCAACGTTTTAGGACAATTGCGTAGAGCTACATTAGGCACAGGTAGTCCTGCTATCCATAAACTTACTTCTGTAGTGTTAGATATTGGTCCTACTGAAACTATACCTTACAATGATGAATTTATTGTAGAATCTAGTATTGGTGACGGTAGCACTAAAAACATTAGATTAAGTTATGCTCCTACTAAAGTTGATGTAGACTGGTATACAGACACTATTCCAGCCAATAACGGACGCAGCGATGAAATTGAAGTGTTTGTCGGCGGCTATAGATTGAAGAAAAATGCTTATAGTTTATTTGGAGAGAATAATCAGTATCCAGATAGCCCAGAAGGTGATAGCCAATACGAAGCTGAATTCAGTGTCGATGGAACCGAACAAGTACGATTAACTAACGAAGTAGCTGAAAATGTTAAGATTACTGTTATTAAGAAAGTTGGAAGAGTGTGGGAAGATCCTGCTCCAGCAGAAAGAGTATTTAAAAACATTCAAGCAGGCAGCGGCGGCGCAACTTTTGATGTGACTAAAAACGGCACTACCTACGTGTTGACTATGAAACGTGGCGGCATTAACTATACTGTAGGTGATACTTTAATAATATTGGGGTCAAGATTGGGCGGTGTTACTCCTGAAAATGATATCACTATAACAGTTACAGACGTATCTGATGATAGTTCGTCTAGTATCTTAACTTATACATATCAAGGCCAAGGTGCTAGATCTGGATATACTACTTCAAGTTTATCAGATTCTGACAATGCAGTAGCTAATTTCTTGAAAAACACTGAGGCAGTTTGGCCACAATACTTGGCTGATAAATATCAATATGTATTATTAACTGAAACCGGCGAAAGTATTACTGTAGACGGCGACGAACCCCTGGAGCTCGATTAATGGCAAAAATATCAGATTTAGTAAAAGTTACCACACCTAATGACGCAAATGTCTTTCCAATTAGTGATGGGTTAACTACTAAGAAAATTAGTTTCTTAGATCTAAAAACATCTATTAATACAGTAGCTTCAGGAACTCAGTTGGGCACAATTAAGATTGGTACAGGGCTTAGTATAGACAATACAGGCACAGTAAGTGTTTTGAATTTTGATGCTTTTACATTAGCGCCAGCTACACAGAATCAACTAGGCGGTGTAATTATAGGCGAAGGATTAACTGTAAACGAAGCAGGAGTACTTACTTCTGCGTACACTTTGCCCATAGCTACTCCTACAGTACTAGGTGGAATAAAAGTTGGGGAAGGCCTTACTATTTCCAACGGCATACTTTCCACGATTCCGATCAGTGTAGACGCATTTGATGATTCCGGAATAACAATTGGGAATCAAAGTGATTTCTTATTTTATGTAGAAAATAGTAATACACCAACTATCAAAGATGATGTAAACGGTGTAATAGTTCTAAGTGTAAGAGATACTAGTATGGCCGGTAATCTTGCTGACATACGTCTGATATCTCGTGCTAATACAGTAGGGCTAGGAGACGAAACTGCTCCTGCTTTAATTCCAGATTTTAGCGGTCAAGCAATGAATTTAGGAACTCCAAGTATAAAATGGAGTAAAGTATACGCAAATAATTTCATTGGTAATGTAACTGGTACAGCAGCACGTAGTACAGAAGCAGACAGTTTATTAGTAGGGCTAGATTATTTGCCTGCTAGTACCAGTGCTATAACCGATACTATTGTAGCAAGAGACAGTATAGGCAACATCAATGCTAATAACTTTATTGGTAATGTTACAGGCAATATTACAGGTAATGCCAGCACTGCTACACAACTTCAAACATCGAGATTAATTAATGGCGAGCCATTCAACGGCACACAGAATATTACTATAACTGCTGCTAACCCTCAAGCATTAACAAGAGGAAATTACGTCACAGGCGGCTCTGATACTTACGATGGTAGTAGTGCTAGTACTTGGAGTGTGGTGTTTCTTTTGATGGATCGCAGAACATACAACTTCCTGCTAATCCAGCAAGAGTCGACGAACTTGCAGGTAGTATAAAAATGTGGGGAAGTGCTACTCCTCCCGCTAATTGGTTATTATGTAACGGACAAAGTGTAAGTAAGTTTGTGTATGCGACTTTATTTTCTAGAATAGGTTATACATATGGCGGCAGTGGAGATTTCTTTAATGTTCCAAATCTAACTAATAGATTCGCAGTCGGAGCAGGCGGGTTATACGATGCCAATTCAACAGGCGGTAATAAAGATCAGTTAGTTATAAGTCATTCACATACCGCAAGTGCTAGTTCTACGTTTACAGGCAATACATTACCTAATCATAGTCATTCATTTACAGCTTATGTGAACGATCCGGGGCACTCTCATACTACGGTTCAAATGATCGGCGATAACAATATTGACGGGGTCGATAGTACTACTAGAAGATCGGGCGACCATCATAACGAAACAAGAAATACAGGAACATCTACAACAGGTATATCTGTAACAGGAAGTATCGGGTCTAGCAATTCTGGTGTACCTAGTGGTTCGGTTAGCACATCTATTTCTATCGGATCCACCGGTAGTAGCGGCACAAATGCTAATCTTCCTCCATATATTGGAGTGTATTACATTATTAAAGCAAGCGACGACGGCAGCGGTGGTGGCACATTACAAGCAGGTACAGGAATTGATATACAAACATCGGGTAGTTATAGTATAATTTCTAGCACAGTAAACACTAGTGTGTTCTTGCCTACAACAGGCGGCTCAATGAGCGGATTTTTAACGCTACATAGTAATCCGTCTAGTGCTAATCATGCTGCTACTAAAGCTTATGTAGATAATCAAATTGCTGCTGTTCCTTCTAGCAATGATAAACTGCCATTAACAGGCGGTAGCTTATCTGGACCATTGTACTTACATGCTAATCCAGCTGGCGCACTTCAAGCAGCCACTAAAGCGTATGTAGATAATCAAATCGCGCAGATAAGCAATTATCAAAAAGTCCTAGCATATAAACATGTCGGATGGGGTGTAGGTTACAATACCTACGGTGACCATTATTGGGAAGTGTTATCTACAACACATCAGTATATTAGATTCGGCGAGCAATATATGGAAATAAGTCTTACTCCACAGGCCACAAATTCTAGGATATCAGTATTTGTAGAAATAGCTTTCCAGAATCAGTACGTAGCCCATTTTCAAATTAGACGAGCATATGGAAACGGCGCATTTAATCCAACTATAACTAATACTAGTCCGGTAAATTATCATATGGAAACGGCGCATTTAATCCAACTATAACTAATACTAGTCCGGTAAATTATTTTGCTGCTAAAACTTATAGCGGAAATTTAGGCCTTTCAGGACATAACATAGCCAACTCTAATTATACACATTATGGTCGAATTGAAAATGCTCAAGGAGCCATGGAAAGAGAAACTATAAGTTATACTGAATTCACTAACAATAATACTCAACTGCGTACTTTTAGAGTAGCAGCTTGCGGACAATGGGCTAATAGTGGCACTTGGTTAAGTGTCAATGATAGAAAATTGTATAGAGATATGCCAACTTATAGCACGATGACAATTGTCGAATGGTTATCATAATAATTTAGGAACAAATAATGACTTCGTATATTTTTACAATCGGGGACGCAATTCATTCATTATTACCAAACGCTGAATTCAGTGTTTCAGGTAATGATTATGATCGAATTGAATGGTATTCGGAAAATATTCCCAAGCCAACGTTAGCCGAGATTGATGCCGAATTACAAAGATTACAAGCAGATCATGATAGGAAAGATTATCAAAGACAACGAGTAGAAGCTTACCCTAGTATTGAAGAACAGTTAGATTTGATGTTTCATGGCGGCTATGACGTATGGAAAGCACAGATTCAAGCAATTAAAGATCAGTTTCCTAAGTAAAATACGCACTTTATACTTTTAGGTAAATATTCAAATAAAGAGAAAACTTATGCAAGGTAGAGATTTATCAGGAATACATATCGAAGGGCATATTAAAATTTATGACCCTACTACACAAGAGATATTCATTAACAAGCGTAATGCTATTCATTATGAAAATATGAGTATCGCTCTTGCCGAATCTATTGCTAATTCAGGACAAGGATTTATTTACGAACTTGTTTTTGGCAACGGAGGAACTACTGTTGATCCTACTGGTATAATTACCTATCTGACTCCTAATAGTACAGGTACTAATGCTGCCTTATATAATCAAACTTACAGTAAAGTTGTTGATGATCGCAGTGTAAGTAACGTAGATCCAATTCGTAATAGAATAGAAACAAGACATATCACTGGTGTAAACTACACAGATGTGTTTGTAACCTGTTTGTTGGATTACGGCGAGCCCACAGGACAAGAAGCGTTTGATAATACCAGTGATAATAAAAGTGATTATGTGTTTGACGAACTAGGATTAAAAAGTTATAGCAACACAGGCACTAGCAGATTATTAACTCATGTAATTTTTCACCCTGTTCAAAAAAGTTTGAATAGATTAATTCAAATTGATTATACTGTGAGAATACAAAGTCTAACAGGTTTAAGTGAGGTTCAATAATGTCATATCAGATTGATCATACAGATAGACCAAACTTTGGTACAATTACAGTAGAAGATCAAACAGTAAATGTTGAAAAAAGTATCGGATTTGTAGGTAAAAACTACACAGGCTACAGCAAGGTAATCGCTGAAAATTTTTTACATATATTAGAAAATTTTGCCAGCGCCAGTGCTCCTACTAATCCTGTAGTAGGTCAGTTATGGTATGACACTGAAGCTGATGTTGTAGAAGAAAATAGACAACCTCAGTTAAAATTATGGGACGGTACAAACTGGACACCAGCAGGTAATCTAGTTAAAGCAGGTAGTGCTCCAGCAAATGCCATTAAAGGCGACCTATGGACAGATACTACTAATCAACAGCTTTACTTATTTTCAGGATCTAATTGGGTACTAGTGGGTCCACAATTCAGTGAAGGTACACTTACTGGTCCTAAAGTTGAAACAGTATACGACACTGGAAATGCCACACATTTATTAATCAGTTTTTACATTGGCAATCGTGTAGTTGTTATTTTTAGTAAAACTGAATTTACACCAAAAGTTGCTATTCCTGGATTTAGTATAGTTAAGCGTGGCATTAACGTTACGTCTGTAGACGATAGTGGAAATACTTCTACATTAAACAAATTATGGGGTACTGCTGAAAAAGCAGATGCTCTAGTTGTAGCCGGACGAACTATTTCATCAGATAATTTTTTAAGATCTGATGTAGCAAGTACTTCAAACAGTAGTTTTAGCATTAGAAATAATCTAGGATTAACAATAGGTTCGGATTTGGCCACAAGCTTGACCATTGATAATAACGGTGCTGCTATTCTGTACAATAAAACAGAAGGCTCTAGCATTTTTATTAGAACAAATCAAGCAGGTACAACTAATGATGTGATTTCAATCAGCGGCACTAACGTTGGTATTAACAAAACTAATCCTACCGCCACGCTAGATGTTGTAGGAAATATTCAAACTAATGATCAATTAGTAGTCACAGGAACTACAAATGCGGTAGATTTAACCACAGGCAGTATCAGAACTGCCGGTGGTGTCAGTATAACAAAAAGTTTATATGTAGGTACAGGAGCAGTAGTTACAGGACAAATAAGTTCTCAAAGTATTATTCCTTTGACTAACAGCACGTATGATATAGGATCGTCGAACAATAGATATAGAGTAATACACAGCAAAGAAATGTATGCTGATACATTTTTTGGTAGTTTTTCCGGACAATTAGCAGGTAGTGTGTCAGGAACAGCCAGCAGATTAGCCAGTAGTACAGCTTTTTCTTTAACTGGCGATGTGAGCAGTAATACAATTAACTTTAATGGTCAGCAACCTAGCGGTGTAGCTACTTTTAATACTACAATTACAGCAGATTTAATTAATGCTAAGACTGCTGTTGAAACAACCACTGCTGGCGCACAACTTTTAGTTAATATACCTAGTGTTGGTTTAAGAAAAATTACTAAAACTAACTTCTTATCAAATGCCGGTGTTATGCCAGCAGGAATAATTTTACCTTTTGCTGGTACCGCTGTTCCAAACGGATTTTTATTATGTGATGGTAGCGAACAGCTAATCAGTGCTTATCCAAATTTATTTGCAGTTGTTGGTTACACTTATAGAGCACAGAGTTTATTACAAGGTGCTTCTACATTCTGTGTACCAGATCTGAGAGGAAGATTTGCTCTAGGTGCTGACAACATGGATAATGGTACATTAATTCCTGATCCATTAGGCAATTTTATTACTACAACCTTAGATAAGAACGGAGTTCCAAACGCTACAGCAAATAGAGTAACAGATGTTACTGCTGACAACATTGGATCGGGTAATGGAGAAGAAGAAACTACGTTAGCAGTTAATCAATTACCGGATCACAAACACGATATGCGTGGTACTACATCTACAGGCGATAAAGGTAATCAATATTACGGTATAAGAAATAGCTCTGATGCGATTACCGATGTTGACGCTGTTCCTCATACTACTAACGGTCCTGACAGTTTAGCTAATGGACAGTACTTGACTAACAGTGGCGGAGTGGCATCTGCCACACTTGGACAGCCTGTTAACAAGATGAATCCGTACTTAACTATCAATTATATTATTTTCACCGGCACTTATGCTTAAGGATTAATCAATGGCGTATCAAATTAATAAAACAGACGGAACATTATTAACTGAGATAGTAGATAGTGCTATTGACCAAACTGCTACCGATTTAACTCTAATAGGTAAAAATGTTTCTGGGTACGGCGAGTACATAAATGAAAATTTTATTAAACTGTTAGAAAATTTTGCTTCAGAAAGTCAACCTAGTAATCCTATTAAAGGTCAATTGTGGTATGATACTACAGAAAACAGATTAAAAGCCTACGACGGCGGTGGGTTTAGACTAGGTAGCGGTCCTATTGTATCAGGGGAAGCACCTCTTACACTAGTACAAGGCGACTTATGGATCGACAGTGCTGAAAATCAGCTATATTTTTATGATGGCACAGACCTGCAGCTAGCAGGACCTATATATAAAGACAGTCAAGGTATCAGCGGTGAAACTGTAGAAACTATTGTTGACACAAATAATATACCACGAGTTATTGTTAAGCAATGGGTCGGTAGTGCACTAATAGGTATTTGGAGCAAAGAAGTATTACAGTTCTTTCCTAAACAGGCTATACCTGGATTTAGCGGAGCTATTGGACCAGGATTTAATGCCAGCACCTTAAGCGGATTAAAATTTAATGTCACTGCTACTAGGGCTAATAATTTAATAGATGATGTTGGTAATGTAATCAGTCCTAACTTCTTTATGAGAACTAATCAGTCGACTGGTACGTCGGGCACTGTTTCTATAGCAAATACACTACCACTTATATTAGGTCCATTTGGTAATAATGAAATAATATCAGACGGAACTAATTTTCAGTTAAAATCAAATATCACTAATCAGAATTTTAGAATTCTTATCAAAGATTCTTTAAGCACTAAAGATGCTATAACTATTAATGCTGCTAATAATAAGATAGGTATTTTTCAATCCACTCCGGCATACACACTAGATGTCGATGGTACTGTAAGAATTACTGGAGACTTGTTAGTTGAAGGCGCAACTACTACAATAAACACAAATAATCTTGTTATTGAAGATCATGTAATTGAATTAGCTGCTAATCAAGATAGTTCAGTATCGGATGAATATGCTAACCAAGGTGGAATAGTTTTAAGAGGCACAACTGATCACAGTATTATTTGGAGTAAAGCGCCAGCAAGTAGTTGGAAAAGTAGCGAGCATTGGGATTTAGCATCAGGTAAAGAATACAGAATTAATGGCGTAAAAGTTATTGATGGTACTTCTTTAGGAGCCAGTATTACTAGTGCTCCTGGAATTACTTCGTTAACTGGATTAACTTCTCTTGTAGTTGATTTTATTGATCTAAACAGTAATACTATCAGTACTGTTTCTGGATCTGTTCAAGATCTTGTACTCAGTCCAGATGGCGCTGCTAATGTCAGCGTAGCCAGCTCTAGAATAGTAAACTTAGCTAATCCTGTAAGTTCAAACGATGCTGTTAATTTAACTACATTAGAAACACAGGTAAAAACAAAACCTTTGGCGTTTAGTATGGATGCTACAGGGTTAAATGATAATGATATTGCCACTTACTTAGACGAAATAGCACCCTATCCTGATTTTGAAGAAGGAACTATAGCAAGAATTCTGTGTACATATCAGTTAATTTCATACCCGTCAGTGTCATTTACATCCAGTACAGGGCCTCTTGACACATCTGGGGATTTTGTAAAATACTATATTGCTGTAGATAACAGTGGAAATGTGGGTACTAAACCAAACGAACCAGTACTACAGGATTTTGATACTAATGCTAGTATAGATTTAGGCAGTGCTACTGTACAGGTTTCTAGAATTGTTAAATTATTCCAGATATCAAGTGGTGTTTGGATCTGGACTGGTAATGGTAGCGGACCAATCATAACACCGTAATCAAACTAAATATATAAAGTTAAGGGGTAATTAGATGCCATACAGCATTGATAGATATAATGGTACAACACTAACAGTTATAGAAGATGGTACAATCGATACCACACTGGATATTAAACTTATTGGTAAAAACTATGCTGGTTACGGCGAAGTTCAAAATGAGAATTTTTTACACATTCTCGAAAGCTTTTCAGGAACAGCCGCTCCACCAAAGCCAATAAGCGGGCAAATTTGGTACGATAGTGGGCTTAAAAAGCTAAAATTTTATGACGCTACTAAATGGAGAACAACAGGTGGAGCCGAAGTAGCTCCTGCTGCTCCTACAGGACTGACCACAGGCGATTTTTGGTGGGACAGCTCCAATGATCAATTATACGCTAATAAGAATGGTACTGAATTTGTTCTTATTGGACCACAAGGTGTAGCAGGTTTTGGAACTACTGCTATGCGTTCCAGAGCTATCAGAGATGTAGGAAATGTTAACCATGCGGTGATTGAAGCTATTTCCGATGGTGATGTTGTTTTTGTAATTAATTCCGACTCTGAATTTGACTTAGATACTGTTTTCCATACTGATTTAGCAGCACTAGGATTCACAAAAATTAAAACTGGTGTTACTATGGCCAATACTGGCACATCTGGAGTAACATCAAGTGCTCATAGATTCTGGGGAACTGCTAGTAACAGTATTAAATTAAATGGTTTCTCTGATACTGAATTTGTAAAAGCAGCATCTGCGCAATTTACAGCAGTGGCCAAGTTTGTAGATCCTGGTCTTACTGTTGGTGCTAGTGACGATTTAGGAATTTTTATAGACGTCGATGGCGTTACACCAATTATTAAAAATAACCTAGCAGATACAATAAAATTTCAAACTACTAGTGCTGGTACTAAAACTCCATTGACTCTAGTAGGCAATGATATTTTACCAGGATCTAATATCCAATCAAATATTGGATCTACTACTTTAAAATATAACACTGTTCATGCTTTGACTTTTGACGGAGTTGCTACACAAGCAAATACATTAAATGTTGGAGGAACATATCGTTCATCTTCTACAGCGGCTAGTGTAAACACTATCGCAGCTAGAGATAATGCTGGAGATATATATGCTGTTCTTTTCCAAGGTACAGCTACAAGAGCAAGATTCGCTGACTTAGCAGAAAAATATCTTGCTGATGCCGAGTATGATGTGGGTACTGTAGTTGTAATAGGTGGAGAGAAAGAAGTAACAGCTTGCTCTCCAGGACAATTAGCGATTGGAGCAGTTAGTGCGAATCCAGCTCACTTGATGAACAGCGAATTACAAGGCGGTACAGCAATTGCACTAAAGGGTCGTGTACCAGTTAAAGTTAATGGATCTGTAATTAAAGGACAAAAATTAGTTGCTGGTCCAAACGGATCTGCACAAGCAGCTTTTGGAAACAATGTCGATGTATTTGCTGTGGCATTAGAAACAAATGAAGATGTTGGTGTAAAATTAGTAGAATGCCTAGTGCTGTAACGGAAAATTATGTCAACACCAATTACCGCATCCACTTATAACAACTTACGTGATAGATTAAACTTAGTCATGGGTTTAGGATCTACCGGGTACGGGCAAACTTTATTAAGTTCTGCTGTGCAATCTGGTGAAACTTTTACCTTGGCTATGTGGAATAATCTAAGAACAGATTTGTTAAAAACAAGACAACACCAAACTGGTGTAAGTGAAGCTGGTAATTTAGCCACAGTTACAACTTCTACAGACATTTCTACAGCATTAGTTACTCAGTATGATGCGTTTACTACACTAATTACTACAAATCAGCGTTTAATTGCTAATAACCAAGGCACAGTCGAAAGCTTAGTAAGTGGTGTTAGAACGTTAGCATGGAATGGAGTTCTTACTCATACAGTTACAGTGACCTTTGCTAACACATTACAAGCAAGATATTTTTTTAATGCCGGCGGTCAAATAAGATTCGCTGCTTCAAGAGCCGGCGCTGCTGCCACAACTAAAGACACTGACTGGACTAACATATTAAGTAGTATGGGAACTCTGTATATGAATTACAATACCACTGGCTTTTTAGCTGGCGGCAGTGGAACAGGCAGTGCTAGAGGTTTTTATAATCTTACTACGTCTTATCAAACTCTGTATGTCAAAGGCTCAAGTGTGTATGCCTACACAGAAAATGACTATAACATAGCAGCAAGAGTAGATAATGCCACTAATCCAAGTATTGTAACATTTAAGATTGAATTTAGGGACGACGATTTAGGCAACAGGCCAATTCCAGCTCCACCACCTCCATACGGACCAAAAATAGATGAAACAGTAACAGGAACTTTAACCAGTACTGTGTCTATGTTTAGACCTTCGGGTGCTAATGTTTCTGTAACAGGACCAGCTGCTACACAAACCACAATAACTTAAGGATTTGTAATGACTATAGCTACTGGTCAAAAAATCCAAGCCAGCGATTATAATGTAATTTATAATAAAATAGATGCTGTCATGGGTGTTAATAACGATGGATATGGGCAAGTAGTGTCTAGTAGCTCTCAGTCTTTAAATGCAGATATTTCTCTTGCTGTTTGGAATAATTTACGAAACGATTTAATCAAATCAAGATATCATCAAACTGGTGTAGATCCTTCAGGAAGTCTTACAGCAGTAACATCTGCTGATAAAATTTCTTTCACAGTTTGGAACCAAGCTAACGCATTGGCTGATGTTATTACAACTAATAAAAGAGCAGTGGCCAGCAATCAAGGTAGTATAGAAACTATTACAGGTGGTAATTCAACTATCTCTAATTGGAATGTTAGCATTTCTCATACAGTTACAATTGATTTTGGTTCAAATACTGCTGCTAGATATTTTTTTAATGCCGGAGGCGATATAAGAATACGTGCTTATAGATCAGGTACTGCGGCTAATAATAAAGATTCTGCGTGGACGTCTATGTTAGGCGATAATGCTACAATTAAAGGCCAAGGCACTATCTACATGAATTATACACTTACAGACACAGTAGATGGTAGTTATTATTATCAAATTCAAGCTAGAGTAAACACCGCATCGAACCCTTCGCAAGTGATTATCACTGTTAATTTTGTCGATGCCGATACTGGTGGTCCTGCTCTTCCTCCTGCTCCAGGATCAAGTCCTGGTCAACCACCTGGACCAACAATCGACGATGTGGTTACAGGCACGACCGGTAGCGTTGTAACTGTATTTAGACCGTCTGGCTCTAACGTTTCTGTAGCATCACCTTCTGGATCTTCCGTCGGTCTGTCTGGTTCATAAATCGCTCTACTAAACTAAAAAACGTATAATTATAATATACTGTTATAATTACGGAGTGTCTGTGAATCAAAATATTGAAAAAGCTTTTGAAATAAGCAATCTTATGGCCACAGTGGCTAACCAAAAACGTGTACTAAAAGAAGAATACGAGCAGTCTCTTATGTATTTTGAGAATGGAGGCTCTTTTCGAGCAGATCACACTACCATATCCTACATCAAAACTTTAAAAGAATTAACAAATGAAAAACGTTTGGTAATAATTGATGCTAATTTCACACCAATTGAAATTTTAGATATTGATAAATTTTTAGCTTCTTTATTAGACAAGCACTTTCAAGCGATTAATGCTTATTTTTCTAAATTCAATGTTTTGAAAAAAAGTAGAAATATTAAAAATATATTAGATTTATGAATAAAGGCATATTGCTCTACGCACTAAATTCAGAAATGGATTATGTTAAGTTAGCCGTAAAGTTAACTGAGCGCATTAAGCATTATTTAAATTTGCCAGTCACTATCATAACTGACAGTGAAGATTATCTACGTAAAAATTATAATATAGAATTATTTGATAGTATTATCAAAAGAAAAGACACGACAGATCAAACAAAAAAATTCAGTGACGGGCATGGATTTTCTGAAAGGTATGTTTGGAAAAATTCTAATAGAGCTAGTGCATTTGAAATTACACCCTACGAACAGACACTAGTGCTAGATGTGGATTATGTTATAAATTCTGATTTTTTACTTAGTGTATTCAATCAAAATAAAGAATTTTTATGTTTTAGAAAATCATGTGATCTAGCAGGATGGCGAAATACAGCAGAATTTGAATATCTAAATCAGTACTCTATTCCATTTTATTGGGCCACAGTGTTTTATTTTACTAAAACAAAATCAAATGAGATATTTTTTAACTTAGTAGAATACATTAGAGATCATTGGGAATACTATAGATTAATATATCAAATTAACGATAAAAAATTTAGAAATGATTACGCATTTAGCATCGCTATTCACATACTCAACGGAACTGATGTTGATTTATTTGATAGTACAATAGCAGGAAAAATGTTTTATACTTTGGATAAAGACGTTTTATTAAAAATTAATAAAAGTTCTATGACATTTCTTGTGGAAAAAGAAAAAGTTTTAGGGGAGTTTACTGGCCTAAGAACTACAGATTTAGATGTACATGTAATGAATAAATTTAGTTTATTAAGGGCATACGATGAGCAATAGAGGTCATTTATTTTTTGCTCAAAACACAGGTACAGATTATGTTACTCAGGCCTATGCTGCTGCGCTGACTATAAAAAAATTTAATAGATATAATAAAACATGCTTGGTCACAAACGACGTGGTTCCGTTAAAGTATCTAAAAGCTTTTGACAGAATAGAAACAGTTCCTTGGACTGACGATGCTGTTAATAGTGATTGGAAAATTGAAAATCGTTGGAAATTAATCCATGTCAGCCCGTTTGATGAAACATTGGTTTATGATAGCGATATGCTATTATTGTCCTCGAACGATCATTGGTGGAATTATTTAGAAAACAAAAGTGTAGCATTAACTAGCAAAGTTAAAACTTATAAAAATTCTCCTGTTTTTGATTATGTTTATAGAAAAACTTTCGTAGATAATAATCTACCTAACGTTTATTTTGGATTACATTATTTTAAGAAAGATAAACAATCTCTTGAATTTTATAAATGGTTAGAAATTATTGTTAAAAATTGGAGAAAGTATTACAACGAATACACAATAAACAATACTCAAAAATTTTGTAGTATGGATGTAAGTTCAGCTATAGCAACACTGTTAATGGATTCAGAAGATGAGTTTTCAAAATTTAATCCTTTGTCATTTACTCATATGAAACCAGCTATACAAGGATGGTATCCGTCGCCAGCGACATGGCAGTCGGCAGTTAGTGTTCAATTTAATGAACAACTGGAACTCAGAATAAACAATATACTACAACAAGGTGTCTTTCATTACACAGAAGATAATTTTTTAACAGATAATTTATTAAAGAAAATAGAGGTTAGTTGTGGGATTTAAATTTTTTGTTTATTACGATGACGACGGCAATATAACTGCTATCACTAATGAAAAGAGACCCTCTGGCAATTTTTTAGAAACAGACGAATCTGAAATTTTGGACTTTTTAAATGGATCAAAAGATTTTACTAAATTTAAAATCACTAGTTTATCCTCCGGCACAAAGCAGATAAAATTAGCAACAGAATCGACTTCATTAATTTATAAAGATTTTTACATAGTAGGAAAAGCAAATGATACAGAGCAAGTTTTAATTTTTCATGATGTGTTTAATTCTTGTTGGAATATCTCGTTAGACAGTCAAGCAAAACAAGTAGAATTCAGCCTGTATATTTGTAAGAAAGAAAATTTAAATTTTTTAATTAGAGAAATAAAAGTACCAGCTAGAAAAAATGTATCAATTCCATTTGATCTAGATACAGAAAAAAATATTTCAAATTTAATGATATTAGTTAAAAAAATTCATCAATCATACGGAATAAAATATGTCTAAAATTAAAGTTGCTGAGTGCGATGTTGTATATCTAAGTTACGACGAGCCTAACGCTGAACAAAATTATGCGGATCTACTGACTAAAATTCCTTGGGCTAAACGTATTCATGGAGTGGACGGCAGTGACAGCGCACACAAAGCCTGCGCACGGATAGCAGAAACAGAAAGAGTAGTGATTATCGACGGTGATAATATTGTCAGACCTGAATTAATTCAACAAGAAGTAGAATTTTACAACGACTCTGATATGAATTGTGTAATCAGCTGGGGAGCAAGAAATGTTATCAATGGTCTGATTTACGGAAACGGTGGTGTTAAATGTTGGCCAACAGAATTGATATTAAACATGCGAACACATGAAAATGCCGAATCAGATAATGCTAAAACACAAGTAGACTTTTGTTGGGACATTAATTATGTACAAATGGATAAGTGTATGAGTGATGTTTACAATAATGGCAGTGCTCAACAAGCATGGAGAGCAGGGTTTAGGGAAGGTGTTAAAATGAGTTTGTTAGAAGGATCCAAACCTACAAAAGATAAACTTTTTAATAAACAAGTTCATTGGAAAAATTTACATCGACTATTAATATGGATGCACGTAGGCATGGATATCCAAAATGGCGACTGGGCAATTTACGGAGCCCGACAAGGCTGCTATATGACTAATTGTACTGACTGGGATTATCTAAATGTTAGAGACTTCAAATGGCTGAACACTTTCTGGGAAGAAAAAGAAAGTAAAATATCTACTGATATGTTGAAGTATGAAATAATGGGGATAGGCGAAACATTAGAACATGAATTAGGTATTAGTATTGATTTGCCATTTAATAACAATCAAAGTATCTTATTTAAAACACTGTATACAAATCCTCCAAGAATGAAAAATAATACGGTGATTTCATAATGTACGATATTGTTTTTATAAGTTATAATGAACTAAATGCTGAAAAAAACTGGCAAAATTTAACTGCTAGATTTTCTTGGGCCAAGCGTGTGTCAGGAGTTACTGGCATTCACAGAGCACACATAGCTGCTGCCAGCAAATGTTTTACAAATATGTTTTGGGTAGTAGACGGTGATGCTGAAATATTAGAAACATTTGATTTTAGTTATACTACAAAAGAAACAAAATTTGTTCACGTATGGCGCAGTCTTAATCCTATCAATGATTTAGAATACGGTTTTGGAGGAGTTAAGCTGTTACCGAGATTAGCTACGCTGAATATGGACACATCTAAACCGGATATGACAACTAGTATAAGTCCTCACTTTAAACCTATGCCCGAAGTCAGCAATGTTACAGCATTTAATACGGATCCTTTCAGTACTTGGCGTAGTGCCTTTAGGGAATGTTCTAAGTTATCCAGTAAGGTTATAGATAGACAAAAAAATGATGAAACAGAAAATCGTTTATTAACTTGGAAAATAAAAGGAGCAGATCGTCCATTCGGAGAATATGCATTGAAAGGTGCTGCTGATGGAGAGCAGTTCGGAGTGTTGAACAAGGGCAATATAGAGGAACTAAAGAAAATTAATGATTTTGCTTGGTTAAGAGAACAATTTGAAAGGAGTTACAATGGAAGAAGTTGATAAAAGTGCCATATCATGGCTACATGGACTACAAGAATTTTTTAAGTTCCAAGGAGACGAAACGTCCAGTAATTATGTGGATTTTATTTTAAAATTACTGTATGCTAATAATCCTATGATTACAATTACTGAAGAAGCAGATATTGTTGAATTTATCAGCATGTTAAGAAAATTTACACACAACAGTATTTTTACTGCTTTCCATAAGTATTATAGGGAAGAACATAATCCAAAATATTTACAAGATGCTTTTAGTCGTGGACAAGTACAAAGTAAAATTTGGCTAGCAGAGGAATTACAGAAAATACGAGTCGAACATAAAAATGTATTAATTCTAGCAGGCTGGTACGGACAACTATTACAGTATTTTCGAGAATTAAAATTTGGTAAAGTGCGTGTAGTAGATATGGATAGAGAAGCCTGTTTAATTAGTGACGATATTTTTAATTTAAATTTTATTGAAAATTATAGAGTAAAAGCTATACGTTCTGATATAAATGATTTAGTAATACACAAGTCTGGATATGTTCTGAATGTAGAAAACTTTAAAAATCCAGATGCTAAGATTTTCAGCGAAACATTTATGCCTGATCTTATTGTTAATACGTCTGCTGAACACATGGACGAAAGATGGTATGATGCTATTAGATTTAAAGAATTTGAAAATAAACCTATTGTTGTAATTCAGAGTAATAACTTGTTTGATGTAGAAGAACACATTAACTGTGTTCATAGTATAGAACATATAAAGAAAAAATATCCTATGAGTGAAATTCTGTACGAGGGAGAATTACAACTTAGGGGTTACAAACGAGTAATGATCATCGGAAAACCATGATTGATTTAGACCAATACGATTTAAGGACGCTACAAAAAGAGTGTGCTCGTGCGGTTGCTACAATGGAAGCAACTAACAATAACATATATAAGTTTAATCAACAAGCACATCATGATAGTCAAAATTGGTATAAAGCAGTGATTGAGTGGTATGTTGAACAATATGGAGATTTGCCAAGTCGTGTTGGTCCAGGTGTAGATATTAAATTTGTGACGGACTACTGATGAAAGAACTTGATTTTTATTCTGAAAATTTTTGGTTTTCACAAATAGATCAACACGGAGATGTAGACAACTATGGTGAAGATTATTATGCTTATAAGTTTTTCAAAAATGTAATTTTGAATCTAACAGATATTCCTAATAATGGGCATATTGTTGTGATGGGAACCCACAACTGTGTAAGTTTTAATTTACTTTGCGAACACTTTGGAAAAGATAGGTGTATAGGATATGATATAGCAAATCCTACAAATCATCCTTGCGTGAAAGTAAAAAATATTTTGGAAGTAACTGACAATATTCCTATAAGTTTTGTACATAATGATATAGGTAATTACGGTTTTACTCCTACTGCAAAATTTTATGCTCAACAATGGGCAGCAAATAATGTAGTAGAAGGCGGTTATTTTTTGGGTAGAAATAATTTGAATAGAGCAAAACTACCTATTGAGCAGTATATGGAAAGATTAGGTTTTCTTAATACAAATATGTTAGCATTAACAGGCGTTTTTAATTTATCTAATATTGCTTACAGAGAATTAGAAGGACATATGATATCAAAAAAAGTAGGCATAAGACATTATGTATAGATATAATGAAATACAAACTGTTCATTTAGAAATGACAGATAACTGTAATGCTGCCTGTCCTATGTGCGCAAGAAACATCAATGGTGGAGAAGATAATCCGCAGTTACCAGGTACTGAACTAAGTTTAGAGGATTGTAAAACTATATTTGATCCTAATTTTATAGCACAATTGAAACGTATGTATATGTGTGGAAATTATGGAGATCCTATTGCTGCTCGAGATACTCTAGAAGTTTTTGATTATTTTAGACAACATAATTCTAAAATGAGTCTTAACATGTATACTAACGGTAGTGCTAAAAAACCAGATTGGTGGAAAAATTTAGCAAAGGTTTTAGGAAAAAATAGTTATGTAGTTTTTAGCATAGACGGGTTAGAAGACACAAATCATTTGTATAGACAAAATACTGTATGGTCCAAGATAATGGAAAATGCTCAAGCATTTATCAAAATACTGTATGGTCCAAGATAATGGAAAATGCTCAAGCATTTATTGATGCCGGCGGCAATGCTCGATGGGATTATATCGTATTCGCACATAACGAACATCAGGTAGAACAAGCAGAAGAATTAAGTAAAATCATGGGGTTTGAAAGATTTCAATATAAAAAAAGTGCGAGATTTTTCAGTAACGCTAGTGGAACTACCAAAGAAATACACCAAGCAGCCAATCGCAAAGGCATGGCTACTACGCTATTACAGTCTCCAACAAATACAAAATACAGAAATAATAGTTTACAAGAATTGAGTAAAATAGCCAGCGATGTAACCAGCGAAATAAATTTTTTGCCCAGTACTGCTAAAGATGCGTTAGAAATTCAAGGTAGACAAATGTTTAGTTTTGATCCTAAGAAAAAGAAAGAGATGGAAAAATATTGGGATTCGGTTGAAATTAAATGTAAAGTAGCAGAGGAAAAGTCTGTTTATATCAGTGCAGAGGGCATAGTTCAGCCGTGTTGTTGGACAGCTGGACAGATGTATGTGTGGTATTGGAAACCATTAGGCGGTCAAATTTGGCAAGCAATTAATGAAGTTGGTAAAGATAATCTTAATGCTAAAAATTATAGATTAGAAGAAATAATTGATGGAAGATACTTTCAGGAAGTTGTACCTGAAAGTTGGAATAAATCAAGTTGTGCTGATGGTAAATTAGCTATCTGCGCTAAAACGTGTGGTGCTAAATATGATGCCTTCGGTGATCAATTCAAATGAATATAGACAGCATTAAAAAAATAGAATTAGAAATTACTAGTAATTGTAATGCTGCCTGTCCTGGTTGTGCTCGTACCCAGAACGCTGATATATTAGAATTAAACAGTTTTGGTTTAGAAGATTTGCGTAGGATGTTTCCTGCTCAAAATTATATACAGGGTAAAGAGTTTAAATTTTGTGGAGTACTAGGCGATCCTATTGCTAACAAAGAATGTTACGAAATGGTAGAATACATAGTTGCTAATAACGGGTATGTTCAGATTAGTACTAATGGTGGATTATTACCTTCTAGTTGGTGGAGTAAGTTAGGTACTCTGAGTAAAGAAACTGGATTAGTAGATGTAAATTTTTGTGTCGATGGACATAAAGAAACTAATCACATTTATAGAGTTAATACACTGTTTAGTGTTATTGAAAAAAATATGACAGCGTATTCGCAAGCGCAAGGACAAGCATCGTGGATATATATTGTATTTGATCATAATGAACATGAGTTACAGCTCGCTCAACAACACGCAGAAAATTTAGGATTTAAATTTGCTACACGAACAGGCATGAGAAATAGCTATCATAATTGGATAGCAGAAATTAGAAAAAAAGATAAAACTAAAGAACAAGTTGTAATAACAACAACAGGTAATAAGGAACATAGTAAAAAAGATCTAGTTCAAGATTTAGACAAGTTTATTTCGACTTACAACAGAGGAATGTTTATGATTCCGATAGTTGATAAAAAACAAGAAATCTTAAATTCAATTACATGTAAGTTAGTACACGAAGGCGAAATTTTTATAGCCAGCAATCAAACTATGTGGCCTTGTTGTTTTTTATGGGATAGTATGTTTAAAAATAAAGAAAGTATTATAGAAAAATTAAGCGAGTATTCAGAAGGTTGGAATAGTTTACGTGATCATTCTATTGATGAAGTATTAGCACATCCTTGGTTTGATCATATATTATCCGAAAGTTGGAATCCAGCACATGCCAAACATTTTATAAGATGTATTAGGACTTGTGCCTACAATAAAGCATATCAAAACGAAATAAATTATGTCAACAAATAACCTACCCAGCAAAACATTTTGTCTCCTTCCATGGATACATTTAAGCACACGACCAGATGGCAGTATGAGAGTATGTTGTACAGCTAATGCTAGTAGTGTAGGTCCTACTAATGATAAACAACATGGAGGAATGGTAGGAGTATTAAAAACAGACGAAGGAAAGCCTAATAATTTAAATGTTAGTGATTTTCTAAGCAGCTGGAATAGTACCTACATGAAAAATGTAAGATTAAAAATGTTAGCGGGAGAAGAGCCTCCGAGCTGTACTAAATGCTATAGAGAAGAAGAAGCCGGCCACAATAGTAAGCGTATGTGGGAAACAGAGTATTGGCGGCAAAGAGTAGATTTAGAACAGTTAGTAGCCGACACTTCAGAAGATGGTAGCACACCTCCTCAACTTAGTTATATTGATTTACGTTTCGGAACCAAATGTCAGTTAGCCTGTGTAATGTGTAGCCCGCATGATAGCTCTGGATGGATTAAAGATTGGCAAGCTATATATCCTCAGATACAGAATACAAGTTTAAAGGAAACTGCACAGTGGTCAAATAAAGGCAGTATTAACGGTAGTAGTTATAATTGGCATAAAAATAATCCTACATTTTGGAAACAATTTAATGAACAAATACCGCACATGCAGCAATTATACTTTGCTGGTGGCGAAAGTTTAATTATCGAAGAACATTACGAAATATTAGAAGAAGCTATTAGACAAGGCCATGCTAAAAATTTAGAGTTGCGGTATAATAGTAATGGTGTAGAATGGAGAGAAGATTTATTTAAATTATGGAAAGAATTTAAACTTGTTCGTTTTCATTATAGTGTAGATAGTATTGGAGAAATGAACAGTTATATTCGTTATCCAAGCGAATGGGAACGCACACATGAAGTGTTTCATATACTAGATAAAGGAACTCCTCCTAACACAGAGATTACAGTGGCCTGCGCTGTACAAGCATTGAATGTGTATTATTTGCCAGATTTTCTAAAATGGAAATTGACACAAAATTTTAAAAAGGTTAATATGTGGCCTTTAGGCGCAGGTGGAATAAATTATCATTTTGTATATCATCCTCCGCATCTGAATGTTAAAGTTCTTCCAAAATGGTTCAAAGAAAAATGTAGACAAAAATACGAAGAATTTTATCCCTGGTGGGAAGCTAATTGGCAAAAAGGAGTTCCTGAATCAAAGAAGGATTATGTGACATATGACATGTGGCGTGATGCTAGTTACGGAATTAATAGATTAGAAGGTATGTTACAATTTATGGAAAGTGAAGATTGGAGTGTAAGATTGCCTGAATTAAAAGAGTATATTCAGCTGATTGACAATCAGCGTGGTCTCAATTTTTCCGAGACCTTTCCTGAAATGAAGGATATTTTTAATGGGTAAAAAGATATCTTGCTGGTATACACTAGGAGGCCTTAATTATAAAAATGGCTTTGTTACTTCATGCCCTCAGCAAAGTGATAAACTTCACATAATGGAAGGTACACAAGTTATTAAACCTTCTGAAATTATCAATAGCGAAGGATTTCGTAAACACAGAATGGACATGATGTCTGGTAAATGGAGTCCTGGATGTCATCTATGTAAGAACGTCGAAGATGCTAATGCTGGCCATAGTATGCGTATGGACTATCCAGCAGACGAATCTTACTACGATGACTTGTCAGGCATGATAGATTTTAAAGGCTTAAATCATGTAGAGTTTAGATTTAGTAATGCTTGTAACATGGCTTGTTTACATTGTAGCGAAGTTTTTAGCAGTGGATGGATGGCTAAACTTAAACACTACGAACCAGATAAAGATGACTGGAACCACAGACTTATACAATTAACTAAGACAATGCATCGTGCTGGATTTAATGATACTCTTAGTATCGATATGAGTATCGAGGACATGCACAAAATTGTAGACGATTTAAATGAGAATTTTCCAAATCTTCAAAAGATTGATTTTACCGGTGGCGAAGTTCTTTATCAAAAACAATTTATACCTTGTTTACAAGCATTAGCTAAACATCCACATGCTGATCAACTTCATATTAGTTTTCATACTAACTTTAATGCCAAATTTAATCCAGAGGAATTGTCTAAAGCTCTTGAACCTTTCAGATATGTAACTATTATGATGAGTATTGATGCTGGTACAAACATCTATAGTTATTTTAGAACAGGCGATTGGGATGTTTTAAAGGATAATATCAAACGTTTTAAACTAGCAAATACTCATAAGAATGTAGATTTAAATGTAGTTTGTACAACTAGTGTCTATCAAATGATGGATATTGAAAATATATTCGCTAGTTTTCTAACATTAGATATTGATTGGATAGATAGTTCTATTGTATATACTCCTGACTATCTAAATCCTGCTATCTTAATGTTTGATTACAAGGATCATGTATTACAAGATATTAAAAATACTTATGCTATGATTGACAGAGTAAAACAAGAACGCATGAATAATTTTGAAGAAAGCCAAAAGATGCGTACTTGGCGCAAGGGTAAACAGATATTTCAAGATATAGAAAGTGCGTATAGAGCACTAAAAGGCGTTGAAGACTACGTGTTGAATCACAAGCCTCAGTATAAACATTGGGAAGCTTTTATGGTATACATTAGGAAAACAGATCAACTGTGGCAACAGAATTTTAATGACCATTACGAAAATTATAAATTTGTAGATTATAAAATTCTACGAAAGGAAATGTTATGAATTTTAAAGACAACAACAGTATCTATGATCAATTAGATCCAAGTAGCGGAATTCAACTATTTAGATTTAATGGATTAGATATTCCGTTCAATACTTCTTGGAGAAGGATCGGAATAAATCTAAGTGGTGGAGCAGACAGCAGTTGTTTACTAACACTACTCTGTAATATTATTACAAGAAATAAATTGAGATGTGTAATACATGTTATTAGTCATGTTCGCTGTTATAATACTAGACCGTGGCAAGGACCAATTGCTCAGGATGTTTATGATAAGTTTGTTAAAGATTACTATCCTAGTATACATTTTGTAAGACACACAAATTTTATACCTCCTGAATTGGAATGGGGTGCTATAGGCCCAATTACTCAAGATGAAGATGGAAGACCCCGCAGCGGCGATCAAATCTGTGTAGGCAGCTTTAATAATTATATTATTCATAAAGAAAAACTAGATGTAGTTTATAATGCCACTAGTGCCAATCCTCAAGGAAGTGATTGGATAGGTGGAATGAAAAACAGAGAAAAGCCTGCTAGTGAAGGAGTGTTAAAAGATCTTATTATGCAAAAAGAAGGTTATACTATTTGTCATCCTTTTAGATTCGTAGATAAGTCTTATATTTTAGCTCAGTATCATTTATTTGACAAACTTGATCTTTATAATATGACACGTAGTTGTGAAGGGGATATTAATGATCCTACAATCAAAGAAGTCGTACCTACCTTATATGAGTATGATCCAGTAGAACATACAGTGGAAACCTTGCCCAAGTGCGGACATTGTTGGTGGTGTAAAGAAAGAGATTGGGCAGAAAGTGTAGTAGAGAAAGCAGTGGAGGAACTAAAAGATGTCTGATACATATTGTCCTATACCTTGGATATTTCAAGCAGTAAGAGCTAACGGTGACATTCGTGTTTGCTGTCAAGCCAATGTAACAAAAAATCAAGGAGTAATAAGAAAGTTGGATGGTACGGCATATAATGCTGGTCGGGATGTGTTAGAAGAAAGCAGAAACGCAGAAATGATGAAAGCTATTCGTCTTAATATGCTTAACGGTGTATGGAGCGAAGAGTGTGGTCGTTGTAAAAAAGAAGAAGAAAACGGATTAGTAAGTCGTAGAACTTATGAAAATCAACAGTGGAAATTTACAATAGACGAAGCAAGATCAAAAACAGCATCAGATGGAACTATTAGTGACGTTCCTGTAATTTATTATGATTTAAGATTTGGAAATTTCTGTAATTTAAAATGTCGTATGTGCGGCCCAACTGATAGTAGTGCGTGGTATGACGATTGGATTAAACTTACAGGAACAAATAAATTTAAGGATACTTCAGGCGAAGTTTCTATATTAGAAGATGGCAAAGGGTATTATTCGACAGAATTTGATTGGCCTAATTACGAACCGTTTTGGGATCAATTAGAATCAAATGTTCACAACATTCAGCACGTTTACTTTGCTGGCGGTGAACCTATGCTCATAGAACGACATTACGACTTTTTGGAAAGATGTATAGAACAAAATGTTGCTAAAAATATAATTATCGAGTATAATACTAATATGAGCACCTTGCCTACTCGTGTGACTAAACTATGGGAAAGCTTTAAACAGGTTAGAGTTGGCGCTAGTATAGATGGTATGGGTAGTATGTTAGAGTATCAAAGATATCCTGCTAAGTGGGAAAAAACTTTGAGAAATCTAGAATATCTAGACAGTATGCCTGCTAACATTATAGCCTGGTTAGCATTTACTGTGACTGCGTATAATGTTAACCATATGGTTGATTTTATGAAATGGAAATTAGTAAAAAGCGGATTCGCCAAAATTAATAGTACTAATAGGCGTCCTATTATTACACATCATGTTGCTCATAATCCTAAGCATTTGAACATCAGAGTATTGCCGCATGAGTATAAACAAGAATTAACAGAAAAATTTTATGATTTCTTAAAGTGGGTCGAAGAAAACAAGTTCAACAACTATGTTCAAAAACAGGCTCATGAAATTGTAAATGGAGTAGTTAGCTATATGAATAGCGAAAATTATTATGATACACACTGGCAAGAATTTGTAGACTATACTAAAAAGTTAGACATTATACGACATGAAAGTATTTTTTATGTAGAACCAAGATTTAGAGATTTTATTAATGACTAAGTTAGGAACTGTGGGTTTTGAAAGATATAATATCAAAACTTTTCCAGAGAATCATTATTTTATTAAATTACAAGAATGGATAGACCAAAATATTGAGGCTAATAAATTTTTCAATTATATTATAGTTAACGGTATTCCTATACATTTTGATTATAGATACAAATCTGTAGGTATATGTTTTAGTGGAGGCGCAGACAGTACGATGTTATTGTATCTATTGGCTACAATAATAAAAAAATTTAATTTTCAGATTAAAATTTATCCTATATCGGTAACAAGATTTTATCACTTAGACGATTTTAGTGATACATCTAGAAATAAAATTCTTGATTATTTAAAGGAAATTTTTCCTAATATAATAGAATCTACTATACAAGGATTTTTACCTTCTATATTTGAAAAAATTTCTATTAAAAGTTTGCAATTGGATGATACTATTTCTTCTCATATAGAATATTTAATAGATAACAATGCTACTACAGATGTAGTATATTTTCAATATTTGTTAGATTGGGCAAGTAAACAATATAATTTGGATGCAGTGTACGATGGAACAACTACAAACCCAGTTAACGCAAAGCACATTAACACTGGCCCTGATTTTAGAAATAGTTTAGAAAATTTAAAGAATTGTGTACCTACAATTTATCAATTTCCGCATCTACCTAATTCGACTGTTGTAAGTCCTTTCGAACGTATTGAAAAAAGTTGGGTAATTGCGCAGTATTATAATTTTAACATTGTTGACCTTCTAGACATAACTCAAAGTTGTACAGTTCTAAAAGGGGGGTGTAATAATGAAGAATGTTTTCATTGTTCCGAAAAATCGTGGGCATTGGAAAATAAGGTTTATTTTTTAGAAGATAGAAAATTATGAGTTTTGATACAGTAGATTTATTGGACGGTAATGTATTTCAAGTTACATGGGATCTTGGTCGCAGGTGTAACTATGATTGTAGTTATTGTCCTAGTCACAGACACGATAATTTTAGTCCACATGCTAGTTTAGAAACTTTAAAAGGTAATGTTGATTTTTTATACAAATATATCGACTTGTATATGAATCATAGATATTTTAAAGAAACTAGTATCAGTTTTACTGGCGGCGAACCCACTGTGAACCCTAATTTTATTCCTTTTATACAATATCTTAAACAGCAGTATCAAGAAAAATATCAGGGCAAGTGGCGAGCTGGATTTGCTTTAACAAGTAATGGCGCTATGAGTGCCAAGATGGCAGATGCTGTTATGGAACACTTAGACCATATTACTATCAGTGTGCTTATTTTGACAGTAAAGGTATTAAATATGTTCCTCGTGTTATAGGCGAAGAACCAGATAGTCGTAGTAATTTCGCTCATCAATACACTGAGAAACAATTAGTATGGATGAAAGATTATTGGAAAAATAATACAGATAAAGTTAATAGTCCTAGTAGAGAAGAAATAAAACAAAATGTTGATTTTGGAACTAGTGCTGCTACAGAAGATAATTCCACTCCGCAGAAAAAATTAGGTTTAACTATTGGTCGTCCGTGCTGCGGAAGTCGAACAATGTGTTTGAGTAATCAAGGAGACAGTCGCAAGAGTAAATTTGTTGACTTGCGTGAGTTTAAAGGGTGGCATTGTAGTGTTAACTGGTTCTTTATGCACATTGAACAACAAACAGACAGTGTGTTTCACCATCAAACGTGCCAAGCACAGTTCGGCCAAACAAGAGGTCCAATTGGTAAATTAAGTGAAAGTGATAAGATTTTAGAAAATTTAGAACGTAATTTGCTCGAGCAGACAATGCCAACAATTATATGTCCTAAACATACTTGCGGATGTGGATTGTGTGCTCCAAAAAGTAAATTTGAAGAAAACTACAAAACTGTTTTGTTTAATCATGTTGACAAATCTGTTTTTAAACATACATTATTGCTAGATTCGTGAAAATATTAATTACAGGAAATAAGAATTTTGGAATAGCTAAGGAGCTTTTTCAGTTATACCCAGATGCTACATTTGTTAGCAGATCTTCAGGTGTTGATTTAACTTCTCAGATAGGACAAAGTAAATTAGCAGATCTTAGTTTAGAACACGATATCTTTGTCAATTGTTCAGCATTGTGGAAGTTTAATCAAACAGTGTTGTTAGAGACAGTGTATAAAATTTGTTTCAATGCTAAACACGACATACATATTATTAACATAGGTAGTACAACAGATAGAGTTAAAAACGGTAAGGCTTGGTTATATAATGCTGAGAAGAAGGCACTAAGAGATTATTCGAATACGTTAGGAATTTCAGGCGTATGGGATCAAGGTCCAAAAATTAGTTATATCAGTTTTGGAACGCTAAGTAACAATCAAGAAAAACATCCTGATAGACGCACAATGAACATAACACAAGCAGCCCAGTATATTAAATGGATCATGGATCAGCCTAAAGAAATCAGTATTAACGAACTTAGTATTGATCCAATTCAGAATGAAAGGTGGTACAATGAATAAAGAAGATGTAGTATGTCCTTTACCATGGCATCATATAGCTATTAGACCTAATGGCAGAGTGTATCCTTGCTGTTATTTTAGACACGAAAGTACTCCAGAAGAATTTAATTTATCTCATAATGATGTGTTTAATCATCCTTTTTTATTAAACATACGTGACAAGATGTCAGAAGGAGAGACTGTACAAGGATGTAAACAGTGCTACCAAAATGAAAAAAATTCTGGCAAAAGTATGAGACTAGAAGTGTTAGAAAATGCAGAGAAAAATTTAGGACGTCCATTCACTATTCCAGAAGAGCCTTCTTTAGTTTATATAGATCTAGCATTAAGTAATGTGTGTAATAATAAATGTAGAATGTGCGGCCCAGATTTAAGTACAAATTGGTATCCTGATGCTAAAGCACTTGGTATTCCGATCAATAAGGGTATTATAGAAAATGTAGATCCTTTATCAAAAATTGATATAAGCAAATTAACTAATCTAAAATTGATTGGCGGTGAGCCGATGCTAGAACAAGGAAAGTTTATAAAAATATTGGAAAGATGTTACTTGCCAGGTTTATCAATTTTTCTTACTACAAATGTAACTACTAAACCTGAAATGGAATTAATGAAGTTGTTCAGACGCTGTAAGCAGGTTAAGGTATCTTGTAGTATTGATGCTTACGGTAAGCTAAATGATTTTTTAAGAAAAGGTAGCCATTGGGAAGAAGTTGATAAAAATTTACGCTGGTACGCAAATAATTTTGAAATCGTAATGGTACACAGTGTAATCAGTATCTATAATATAAATCAAATAGAAAAATTATTTGAACATGTTAAAGATCAATATCCGAATGTTCATTTTCAATTTGTAATGGTAGATGGGCCTGATTGGATCAGACCTTGTAATTTACCAGTAGATGTAAAAGATAAAATTATGAAAAAGATAAACACTCTAGAACACGAAGAAATTATTAATTTTAGAGGTATAGTCTATGAACATTTATCTAGACCAGGAAGTTTTTCTAAATTTAAAGAAATGGATGACAAGCTCAATGATTTACGTAACGAGCACTGGAAAGATGTGAATCCTGAACTTTACGAAATGCTTAAAGAGTATTATGAGTGATTTAGAAAAAAGTAGTTACGATTTTACAAAAATACCTTACAATGATATTGTACGTGTGGGTCAGCGTACAATGTTATATAGAGACATCTTTACAGTAAGCTGGCTACTAGGAAGATATTGTAATTATAGATGTAGTTATTGTTGGCCTTACGCTCGTAGTGATACAAAAGACCACAGACCAACAGAACTTTGTCTTAAAACTATAGATGAAATAAAACGTCAAGCCAGAGAAAGAAATTTCAATAGCTTTCATTTTAGTCTAAGTGGGGGTGAGCCTACTTTTCATCCTGGATATATAGACATACTTAAACATCTAAATGATGATGTAGTAAACACAAATTATACTAGTGTTCATATGACTAGTAATATGAGTAGGCCCATGTCTTGGTTCGAAACACAGTATTGTCCTAATGTGAACAGATTTCATAGAGCTAGCATCACTGCCAGTTTACATACTGAACATGTAAACACAAAAGAAAAGATGCAGGACTTTGCTGACAAATTAAAGTTATGTCAAGTTCATGATGTACAAGTAACGATTAACATGGTAATGGTTCCTGAATGGTTTGATAGAGATTACGACAATGCTTTATTTTTTCATGAACAAGGAATTAATGTTACTTTAAAACCTCAAAGCGATCCTACTGCTAGTTTTGTAGTTAATGGCTATACTCCTGAAATGTTAGAAAAATTACATAATGGCATGCCACAAAGAGCGTTTACTGAGAATAGAGCTAAAATTTATAACATAGTAAAACGTCCTGAACCTAAATTTTACAAAACACCAGATCCATTATATTCAGACGAACACGCTAACATACCCCAACATTTTCAAGTTGAGTTTACAGATAAAAATCGTAAAGTTTGGTACATGGATCAAGCTGAAAGATTCAATGCTTTTAATTTTAATCGATTTGAAGGATGGGAGTGTTCTAGCGGATATCGTAGTATTATTATAAGAGAACCAGATGGTAGTATAAAACGAAGTTATAGTTGTTACGATGTGCCTTTGGGAAATATAGAAACAGGGTTTAAGTTATTTGATGGACCACAACCGTGTATAAGTCCTAGTTGTGTGAGCAGTGCTGACAGTAAGATTCCTAAAAGAGCGCCAGGAACAGAATTGCCATTATGGCCAGGTGATGAATCTTTTATTCAAAAATAGGACGATATACGCCTTTTAACGAATCGATGTACAGTTGCCCTGCGTTTAATTTAACGTAGTGATCGTAGTTATACATCATAGTTTCCTTCCAACTGTCATTTAATTTGTTCTTCTCTGCCAACGATAAACTATCTAAGTATTTCATTTTATCTATAACTTGATCTAATTCTCGGTATAAATTGCCATCTGCTTGAAAGTTTAAATCTTCGTATAATTCAAACCCATAATGTTTAAGTAACTTAGTTAAGTCTTTGCCGCCAAATGTAATGAAAGGTAATCCTTCTATAATAGGTTTAGCAGTCTTTTCCGTAAGCATAGTATGTGTACTCAGATCCTCTCGTTCTCCTAGTCGGTGATCCAGTGTTTCTAATACAATATTATACCAAATATCTTCTACACTGCTACGAGGAATAATCTCTTCTTTAGGTTTTCTAATCGGATTATGTAACTCATCTATAACATGTATATCGTCTAATACTGCTAATAGTTCTTCTGTTATCCAAGGAACTTCTGCGAAAATTTCTTTGTAATAATGAATAAATCCTTTACGTAGAGGCATTAATAAGCTGTATTTTCCCTTACCACTAACAAGATTCTCTAAGTGAACACGCATAAAGAATAGCATACGATTTAATCTTTCAGTGTAAGAGTATGCTACCCATTGAACAGTGTTGTCAGTTATTTTTTTATTTTTTATAGATTCGAATAAGCTATCTCTGTTATTAATAATTTGATCTAATAATTTTGGACGTAGATAAAAAAATGGAGTTGGAAACATTACATTTTTAATGTTTTTAAAATTTAATCCGTAGTTATTTTTTTCTGCTAAAGGTCTGTACATAGGATGTACAACAATAAATTCTAAAGTCTCTACACCTCTTAAAAATTTATCAGATTCTGTAATATCAAGTCCTCTGTCAAAAAACTTTGTAAACGTACCTATACTTAAAAAATCTAATGGGTGTGTGATTTCCATTGAGCTATCAATAATGACAGGAATTTTATGCTTTTTAAGAAAATTAATTACTTCAACGTCGATTCCTAATAAGTTCATAAAATGAAAAGTCTGTAAAGCATGAATCGTGCTTATAAAATAATACACTTCGTAATCGTCAGAAATTTCTCCTAATCCTACATCGCGGACAAAATCTGTCGCTCGAACAAATTTAATTGTTTTATATAAGTCGGAGTTCAATAGTGTAGGAGTTTCGTCGAAGTTCGGAATTCCAATAAGTTCCTGCCTATTCCGTGACAGCACAGGACTGTATATTTTTTCAGTCAGCGTAATTGGTCTATTATCTATTATATCTTCAACTAAAAAAATGTATTGTTTCATCGTATGTAAGGAGTAAACACTGGTTGCTTGCTTAAATCTTTATATGTAAGGTTGCTGCCTGTATCTGGATTATACTCGCTTATGTTTTCCATTAAGAGTAGACCTTTAGCTGCTTCCTCAGGTGTCATGTACATATGATATCCAATACATGAATAGTCGTCATATTCGTGTGGAACATTTTTGTGTCTGCCATCATATATCATAGGCCTACACCATTCTACAAACGCAGAATCATTAGTAAGTATAACACCGCCTTTGCCTATTTTTAATGTTTTTCTATGATGAAAGCTTACACAAAAATATGAATTGGGTATATACATTCCTTGACAAAATCTAGTAGCAGCATCGACAATACTTGTGTAGCCGATTTTATACCAGCCTGACCACTCTTTGTCTACAAATCGAATAAAATTTCCAGCATGAATAGCCTGCATGACAGGACTTGAATAAGTGTGCTTGGGAAATTCTAGAACTTGATTTTTGATATCAAGATATTTAAGACAAAGAAATATACCGTTGCTACAACTGTCTACACAGACAGCGTAACGACTTCCGGCATACTCTGCTAGACGTTCTTCAAATAATGTAACAGCATCCCAAGGATCAGTGATTGCATAACCTTTATTTCTGAGTTCGGTTATCATAGGCAGTATTGTTGTTAGTATCGTACCAGTATAGACTTCTATGTGGTGGGTCGTCGTCGAGATATTGACTATTGCTAACATAATAGAAAAGTCTAAGAGTATTTCTACTTAGGCCTTCTGGACACTGTATTGGTGTAGGGTATCCGTGAAATCCTGTTTTATGATATTGCCAAATAACACATCTATTAAATTTAGTAAAAACTTTTTTAACTAGAGTTGTATTCGAATCATCATAAAATTCAATATGCCCGCCATATTCTTCCTGCCAATGTTCGCTTAGATAAACAATCAAGGTTAGTTTTCTATGTAATCTAAGATCATCGTTCCAATTAAAATCGGTATGTATCTTAAGACTATCTCCATTAAAACTTCGACTATACCCTGCTCCGGTTAGGTGCGGATCAGGTAGTAATCCTTGTATTCCAGTAATATTTTCTAACCATTTTAAACCTTGGCTACTATGAAGTTGATTAATTAGATTAACTGCTGCTGGACTATAATCTAAATTCTTACACTCTTTCATGTAACTGCCTCGACGTGTGAATTCGGTCCAATGTTCTACAGGTACACTTTCACATTCTTTTTGAAGAACGTGCGCAGTTTCGGTAGGTAAAAAATCATCCAATACAAGTATTGGATGAGGTTGTGTTTCTGTAAATTTTGAATTAAGTTCTTGTAGATTCGAAAACTTAGTTCTTATGTGTTGTATATCATACATCAACTATTTATAGTGTCAATTATAGGAAATACATTGGATATAACTTCTGCACAAGCTCGAGCAACTTCTTGATGTTCTTGTTGAGTGCCGTTGGCACTACGTAGTTCAATAAAGTGTACCCAACTACGCAGAGTACCATTCATGTATAAACGGCTTTCGATCAACCCCTCCGGCAATACAACACGGGCTTGTTCTTTAGCTATACCGTTTTCAATAGCCCAGTTATAAGCCATTCGTGCTTCGGTAATTACATTATTTTGCCATATATCCCACTTCTTTTGTAATTCAGTGTCTTCGGTTTTTATACTGTTTTGTCTATTCTTTGTGTCTTGGAGTCTTGCTTCTCGTCTAACGAAGTTAAGATCTTTTGTAGGGTCTGCATATCGTTGACTGAACTCCTGGAAACTGAAACTTCTGTGACGTAGGATTTGCCTTGCAATATCTCGTGTCGTCGTAATTTCCAAGCAAGCTGATACCATCTCGAGTGGACTCCAGTGTTTGTGTCGTACGAGGTACCCGATGAGCTTGCTACTGGTGTCGTTGTTGAACTGATTACTCGGGTTTGAGACTCGGGCACAGTAGGCGATGAGTTCTTGGGCATCGGTAATTCCAAGGGAGGTAAACTCGCTAGTTGGTTGACTGTAGGATAAAAGTTTGACATTCATTTATTTAAGCTTTCTTTTCTTTAAAAATTTGTTTGTGTGTTTAATAATATCTTTTTTGATTCTCTCTGTGTCTAATTTAAAGTCTACGTTATCAATTTCGCTTTCATAAGTGGACAGCATATCTTTGAGACTTGGCTCAAATACTTCCCAATCCTTGTTGGCTAAATCTATCTCCCAAACCTTGCCGTTTTTAAACTTTATAGTAATTGAATCTAAATATCGTAGGGGTACAACATTTAAATTAATTTCTCCAAATACTTCTGGCCAGTGTTCTATTACATCTTTGGGAAATTTCTTCCCTTGCGTCACTTAACTACAGCAACCTTTTTCTTTGTAGGAATCAATTCTTCTGCTAATCTTCTAAGATGAGCAGCTTCTTTGCTCAATCTATCAGCGTCGCTTCTGTACTTTTTAGCTATATCTTCATCAGATAAGCCTTGAAGTCCATTTTGATCTATCAAAGGATCGGTATTGTTTGTTTTTGGACTAATGTCGCTGGCACTAGCAATTTCTTTAACTTGGACATCTGTTTTAGGAGCGTCTGGTTGAAGAGCTAGATCCTGTACACTAATACCCTTTTGCTCAGCTATTAACTGATTTAATTCAGATAATAAAATACTGACAGAGGGATTGGGTATCATTTCTATAGAAGCAGTAGGTACTTTAGTCAATAATCCTTTTACGTGTAAAGATGGAAGCATAGTACTTCCATCTGAAAACACAGCTCTTGCTAATACTTCACTGAGCTCTGGATTAACCTGAGCAGCATTTGATTCTACAAGACTAATAATACTGTCATGATAGCTTTCGCTTAATGCTTCTGTCATTACAACTAGAGCACTAAAAGCATCTCCAGGCAGAGTTCTGAACACTACAATACACTTTCTACCGTTGTCTTTGATTCTGCCTACATGTTTTAGATCAGCCATTTTAGACTCCTTTTGGTTGTTGTTTAGTCACAGAATCTAAGAAATTAGTTAGTTTTGTATAAGTTTGGCCAACAATAGTCATTTCGCCTGGTTTAAATGCGCCTCTAGAACTAGCTACATCGATAATAGTTTTCATTGCGTTAAGATCGGCAATGTTTAGTTCAGCTGATTCAGGTGCTGCGGCCTCAGCTGGTGGCGGAGGTGGTACTGCGGTTTCCATAACGTTTTTAGTTTCTTCGGTCATACTTACTCCTTAGTTAAAAGTATATGTTTAATTATCTTTATTTTATATAAGGACAGGCAATTTTGAAGAAGCTTACTTCTTTTTCTTGTTCGAAACCAACTTTGAGAATATATCCAATAGTGTTGTCAACAATACCAACAGACTGTCCTATATAATAACGTCCGTTCAAATTACCATAGATCCATTTGTCTATACTTTTATAACTGAGAGGGCTATATTTGGGAATAGTAACAAAATAAAAATGATGCGCTGGGAAATTGCATTTTCTGATACCCAGCGCATTTAAAGGATTTACTTTGCCGTTTTTTAGGGCCATTACTTCTTGAACTCGTAATAAGCATGAGCGCCAAACGGAGGAACAATCGTGTCATTACCGTGAATAATAAACACAGTGTCGCAGTAGTCAGCATCACCCCAACTGTCCCAAGGATAACCGTCTGTGAACATAATAAACTTTTTAGGAACGATATCGTGGTCTTTCATGTATGTCCAGTTGCACATAAAGTCAGTACCACCACCGCCCATAAGTTCATAGCCCATGATGTCATCATTATAGCCATCAAAATCTGCTTCGTTGTAAACCTTGGTATCAAAGCACCACAATTTAATTTTGTAGTCTTTGTATTCTTCCATTATGCCCTTGACTTCACTAATAAAGTCCTTGCCCATTTCGTCACTAATACTGCCAGACATATCAATTGAACAGCAGATATCAATGGTTTCGTCGAATTGTGTACCAGGAAGTATAGCACTCATGTGCCAAGCTTTGCGACTAGGACGCATAAAGGTATAATCGTTTTTAATCACACTTTGAATTTGCTGACGTAGAATTTCACGCCAGTTCATTTTAGGCTCGGTTAAATCTTTAATCATACGTGCTATGCTAGCAGGAGTATTACCTGCTCCTGCTGCCTGTGCTGCCTGGATAGTAGCTTCCTTAATCTCGTCACGTATTTGTTTCAGCTCTTCTTTAGTGTAAGAAGGACGATTGCCTTTACCTTCTTTCTCCCAGTCAATGTGCTCATCAAGTAATTGACCAAGTGCTGCTAGTTGCTCCGCATCCATTTTTTCAAAAATTTCGTCGTAGATTTGTTCGGTACCTTTACCGTAATGCTGAGGATCGTGAAAGATTTTAATGTCTGGAGGCACTTCGCCGATACGGTCACGAATCAATTGTCCGTTAACGCTGTAGTCGGCAGCGGCATTCCAAATAAAACGATCTCGGCCTTCGACACGCATCATATGATCAAATACATTATGAAGAATTTCGTGTGCTACAACAAATTCGACTTGTTTATTAGTAAGTTTTTCGAAAAACCCACGATTGTAATATAAGTTACGCCCATCGGTAGCCGCAGTAGGACACCAGTCACTACCGTCCATAATTTTAAGACGAGTAGCCATATTACCAAAAAATGGATGACGAAGTAGTAGACCTACTCGTGCTACAACAATTTTATCAACTACAGGATCTAAATAGCTCATTTTTGCTCCGTTATTTACTGTACTTATACATTATAACAGGGCCCGCAGGCCCTGTCAATGGCTGTTGGATCAATTTCGATCTGTAGCCGCTGCGATATACTTTCCGTACTTTGCGTGAAACTGGTCGAAACATTCGATTTCGTCCGGATCCAAAGGCAGTTGATACTGTGTAAGTGCCAACTTAGTACCCATAACAACCAACTCAGTTTCAAAGTTGTTCATGATGAAATTGAAGAAGTTGTTAACTTTCTTATTCCAATCTTTTTCTTGCTTGTCGCAAGAATCTTTAAGCTCATAGCACAGGCTAACAGTTAAAGAATACATAGCCGAAATCTCTTTAGATTCCATTTTAGTAACTTTGCCGCTCAAAATATCTTCTGGCTTAGGCATTTTGCTGGCAATTTTGCGATGTGCCATAAACTTAACAGCAAGGCCTTCACCAACAGCACCTGAAACAAGGTCAGTCAAAGTGCTTTCATCTTCTTCGTCATCGAACAATAGTTCGCTAACGAATGCCCATGAACGAGGAGTAGCAAAAGCACGGCTACCGCTCTTAGGATCAAAATCGTACAAGTCTTTCTTACTAAACGAAAGAAAACCTAGTACATCTTTATGAATACGATTGTCAGTAGCCCAACCAAAGTAGTCATCCCAGTCAACACGCATTTCCAAGTGAACGAAACGATTTGCCAACGGAGCAGGCATACGATAAGTAACACCTTTGTCGCTTTCGCGATTACCTGCGGCAACGATTAGAACATTGTCCGGCAAGTAGTAAGTGCCAACACGACGATTAAGAACCAACTGATAAGCCGCTGCCTGAACAGCAGGAGCTGCTGAATTCATTTCGTCCATGAACAAAATGATTTGTTTGTGTTTTTTTGCCATTACAGCGTCAGGCAATTCAATAGGAGGCGCCCACGCCATCTTACCATTGTCACCGTCAAAATAAGGAATACCTTTGATGTCAGTAGGTTCCCACAAACTCAAACGAATATCAATAACGTGAGCATCGAGCTCTTCGCCCATTTGTTTAATGATATCTGACTTACCAATACCTGGAGGACCCCAAAGAAAGATTGGACGTTTAGCTTTGAAAGCTCGACGCAGAGATTTCTTAGCTGCCTTAGGACCAACTTGACGCGATGAAATTTCGCTCATTTATATGCCTTTCGAAAAGTTAATAAAAATTACTGTGTGTTTTGTATCGCAGTGTTGTTATTATATGGCAAAACACTATAAATGTCAAAGGATATTTGATGATTTAGAAACCGTTTTGGCTATCTTTTTGTTGATTGTTCATAGCTTTGACTAGTCCATAACGACGGATGTCGTCGGAAAACATATAAAGTTCAAAACTTTTCTTTTCGGAAAAAACGATTATTGCTTTATTTGTAAGAAAATATGGACAGTCCATGTGTCTGTCGAAAAAAATGATTACTTGTGGACTTAAATCGATTGGGTCTGTAAATGGAATTTCATAACTTCTAAGATCTAATTCTGTTGTTAAAAAATTAAAACCTTCTTCGCTCAATCTAAGACCGCCAGTGTCTTTACTTCGATGACTTTGCCACCATTTATAAAGATGTAGTTTTATATTAGCAGAATCTATACTTTTGTCTGATTGTTTGAGAAATATTTTGGTGTATGTTTCTTTGCTAATCATTTTATTATTTCGCCGGACGTCAATTTGACAACTTCAAATTCATCCGTATTAAACATTTGATTTAATTTTTTAGCGAGATTATGTGCGTGACCAGGGTTACTGAAACTAACTTTTTTGTATTTAGGACCAGGGTAGCTTGTTAGACTATTAGAGCTTTTTAAGTTAAATGGTTCGCCCTTATAAAAAACTGCCCAAATGGCTTCGGCTTCTAATACTTGTTCGCTTTTATAATTTTTTTTATTAATATACTCTAATAAAACTTTTGGTTTTGGCCTGCTCATATACGTCTCCAAATATACGTATATATTTATCTGGTTTTATTTAAAGCCGCCGCCATCCATTTGAATATTAACACTTTCTCCTGTATTTTGTGCTACTTTTTGTAATAAAGCGTCATAATTTTCTAATAGTCGAGCATTCACGTCTGCTAGACAATACATTAACAGTTTAGCAGTCTTTATATCTAACTTTACTTCTTTTTGCTGACTTAATTCGGCTGCTTTAACCTGTTGTATAAATTGCTGTATAGGTTGAGTGTTAATTGGATTTTGCATTGCTCAGTGCCTGTTTCATTTCTAATTCAGTTTTGAAAGGACCACGATATTCGTATCTTTCAATAGTGATTAATTTTGGACAAAAACTTTTGACCCAGCCTTTGTCAAATTTAATTGTGTAATATCCAGCACAATACAGGCTTTTACTCGCACCACTTTTAGTAAACAGTGGTAATTTTTTTTGTACATTGAACAACGGATTGAACGGATAGCAACTTGTAGGAAATCCGTACACTTCTCTGACATCACTATGACTTACTTGTGTTTTTATTTTTGTTTCAAAAAAGTCTTGGCCAAAAATCTTTGTAAGTTCATCTTTACGATTAAAAAACTTTTCTCCATTTTTAGAACTTAACATAAATTTGTTATTTTCTTTTTTGTGTAACGTACCAATTTTCTCACCATCTTCTTCGATGATCCAAAACTTTCCGTCAACTACTGGTTTAGCTTTTATGTTCATGTGTATATCTCGCTTGAAAGGGCTCCGCATAACTCTGGATGCTGTCTATAATTTTTTTCATATCGTATAGTTGACAGAACTTCATTAGTCTGATACCGACTTGACTAATGTTTTTAGGTTCCTGTGTTTGTGTACGTATTGTTTCTTGTATAATTTCTTTTATATTATCTGGTTGATGGCTTAGATCAATCAGTCTGCGATTGCGTTCGTAATCGTCTAATACTCTGTGTTCTTTCTTTTCATGATCTACCCATTTTTGCAACATGAGATTGTTCCATGAATAACCTTTTTTATTCTTATCTTCAAATGCTTCTTGTAATCCTACTTTATTTTTTGTACCTTTAGTACGAACTCCAGGAAAAGCAGAAAATACATTATCGCTAGTGTCACCTCTCATACACTTTTCGAAAAGTATCCATTCTGGATTAGGCACTGGAACTTCTTCTTTAGTTTTTTTATCAATAATTCGCTTGCCTTTTTTATCAAATATACCGGTGTGTGTAGTTGTTGTTTCTGCTACACCATTATATTGACTTACGTTTGGAGCAATAAGTTGATGAAAATCACTATCAGTGCTGATAATAATGTGATTATCGTTAGGATGAGATTGTATAAATCCAGCGATAAGATCGTCTGCTTCTAATTGAGAATTATGTAATACAGTGCAATTAGTTTTTTCTACAATGAAGTTTTTAAATTCATCAAATGTTTCCCAGAATAATTTATCTTCTTCTTGTTCTTTTACAGTCATAGCGGCACGACTTTCTGCTCGATTAGCCTTGTAAGGAGCATAAAAGTCTTTGCGCCAAGATCTACCTTCGAGGCAGAATACTACATGATTGCCATCGAAATCTTGCCATGCTTTTTTGATACTGTTAAAAGTAATATGAAGAGCCATGCCTAACTTAATATCAGCATCTCCCCTTACTACGTGTCGTGATCTAAAAAATGTATTAGCAGTATCTACTAGAATATAGTTCATGAAACTTCTGAACGACCTTTCTCAATCGGAATAACATTAATGTAACCAGCACCTCGAGTAATATCTTGTCCTTCTTCGGCTAGAATATTACGTGCTAGATCTCTGAACCAACGATCTACAATTTCTTCTTCTGGATCGCCATCAAATCCATATCCAGCTTGCTTCAATTGTACAACAAAATACTCGTTCCAGTCAAGTTCAAAGAAGCCGTTTTTAATATTATCAGGATTAACTTTGGTATCTAGTACAG